GACAGACAGACGGACAGACAGACAGACAGACGGACAGACAGACTTGCGTTGACGGAACAATCAATAAGCCACAGCAGAGAGAAGTTGCAAACTGTATCAAGGCAAGATATGACTGCGGAATATCAAACTTGCGGTCAGATGGAAACTTGGTTGTTAAAGGATATGGGAGGGACGGCAGAAAAACAGATTGATGTAGCCGTAACTCTTATGGCAAGAGATTATAAAGGCCTTGATAACTATGGAAGTAATGGAGTAATTGAATGGAAAAATTAACAGACGCTATCGGAATGGTGCTTTTTGAAAGTGAAAAATTCGGTGGTGAAAAGGTACTTAGGGGGGGGTATTTGTCCTACCCTAAGAGCCAATAAAACAAGTAGCGGAGTGATTGAAGTAATGGCAGATGTAAATGTAATAGGCTCTCTTGAATCAAAATTTGAGAGCACCAACAGAATTTATGATGTGGGGGGGTGCAGTCCAACATTGAGTACAATGCAAGGTGGAAATCAAGAGCCGAAAATTCTTGAAGAGCAAATTCCATGCAAATTAGATAAAATGCCTAACGGACACTTAGATAGCTTAGATAATGCTAAAATATGCGACATTGATACACCTACCGCAAGCACAGTAACATCAAGATATTATAAGGGGATAGGGTCACACAAAGACAATATGTGCATAGTTGCTATGCGTGGCAGAAATCCTGATAATCCGTCAGATAGAACTGCGGGAAGCCCGACAGAGCAGAGATTAGAAGTAAATATGCAAGGTACAAGTAATTGCTTGACGAGTGTGCAGAAAGACAATTTATTGCTTGAAAATAATATCCAAAAAGTCGGTCAAATATCAAGCAATGGTTCCCAATGCGGTACAGTTATTTCTGATAATGGAATATCCGCCAATCTTGTAGCCGGTACACACGGATATGCGAATAGCCATATTGCTACACAATATCGTATCAGAAAGCTAACACCGAGAGAGTGTGGACGGCTGATGGGTGTATCTGATGAAGATATTGACAAAATGGCAGCAGTAAACAGCAACACGCAACTATATAAGCAATTCGGCAACTCAATTGTGGTAGATGTTATGTGCGCTATGTTTAAAAATCTGAATATCAAGCAAGGAGATAGCAATGAAACACTACAAGCCAATTAAATGCGTAGTCTGTAGCAAGATATTTACACCGACCGCAGCCAACCAAAATACGTGTTGCGAAGCACATAGACAACAGAGAGCTACGGAATTAAGAAAAATCAGAGAAAAGAAAAGACTCAAAAGAAAGCCCGTTAAGAAAAACAAACTTGCGGAAATCTGCGAGATTGCTAAGAGTAAGGGCATGAGCTACGGACAATATATGGCAGAACAGTATAAAAAAGAGGTGACAATAAGATGAATAGCAGAACTATAAGTGATATAGAACCAATCGAAAGACAATGTGTATACGAGGACAACAAGCCGTGTAACAGCTCATGCCGATATTCAAATACTTGCATACACAGTACAAGCAAAACCGAAGAATAGGAGATAGGCTTATGAAGTTTTCAAAACTTACTAAGCCGGAACTTGAAGAAATTTTGAAAAATGCCAATTTCACCGATGAGGAAGCAGAAGTTTTTGAGTTGTTAGTTGCTGATAAAAGCCTTGAAGAGGTATCACAGAGACTATTAATCTCAAAAACAACCACTTCCCGGAGAGTGGCAACCATTAAGGAAAAGATAGAAAGGAGTCAGGCGATGATTAACAAAGTACCAATATGGGAAAAAGTAACGCTGACGATTGATGAAGCTGCGGAATACAGTAATATCGGAGTGAACAAGCTCCGAGAAATAACAAACAACCCAAGGTGCCAATTTGTTATGTATGTCGGAAAGAGACGATTAATCAAGCGAAAAGAGTTTGAAAAGTATATCGCAGAGTCGATAGAGATATAATCAAATGTGGACTTATGTAGCCTTATGTGATATTATAATAAATTGCATAAGGCTTTTCCATAAGTGAAAGGAGCGAAAATTTAATATGGGAAAGGACTTGAAAGGTAAAGAACTAGGTAGAGGCATTAGTCAGAGAAAAGACAAGTACTATGTTGGCAGATACACGACAAGGAGTGGAAAGCGAGTGCAGAAATTATTCGCTAAACTGCAAGAGTGCAAAAAGTGGCTTGCCGATGAGCAGTACACTGATGAGCACAGCAACCCCGACTTTCCGTCTGACATGTTGGTTGATGCATGGTTTGACTACTGGATAAGCGTTAAGAAGCGCACAGTAAGACCGAACACGCTAAGAAATTACACTGAGAGATACAAACGCAACATAAAGCCTGTTATCGGAAATAAGATACTGCGAGAGGTTAATACGCTCCACTGTCAAAAGATAATGACTAATATGGCTGACGAGGATTACAGAACGGCAACGATATATCAGACGCGCATAGCGCTATACAACATGCTTGACTATGCATATCAAAGCGAGATTATCCCCAAAAATCCGTGCAACCGCATGGTGAAATCCGACATAGGTAAGGAATCCTCAAAGAAAGAAGCATTGACGATTGAAAATCAGAAAAAATTCTGCGAAGCTATCAAAGGCACATCATATGAGTATCAATACAGATTTGCCTTGCAGACTGGGCTAAGGACAGGCGAGCTTGTGGGGCTTAAATGGGAAGATGTAGACTTTAAAGCCAAAACAATCAAAATCGTCAGGAGCTTAGAGTACAGACATTCAACAGGTGAATGGCGAGAGGGACCGCCTAAGAGCAAATCAGGATATAGGACAATTCCACTCACTGATGAAGCTGTATCGCTATTGAAATTGCAGAAAGCCAAAAATGCTTCATTCAAATTTATTGACATTCAATGGAGAGACAGAGTGTTTCTGTGCAAGACCGGGGCACCTGTGAAAAACAGCACATATGATACCGGAATTTACAAAGCGTGTGACAGAGCACAGATACCGAGATTTTCAATGCACGTATTAAGACATACATTCGCAACAAGATGTATTGAAGCCGGTATGACTCCAAAAACCTTGCAGACAATATTAGGACACTCGAACATAGGTATCACAATGAACCTTTACGTTCACACGACAGACGAGCAAAAGAACTTAGAAATGGACAGAGTGGCAGAAGCACTCAAAGTAATATAAAATAATCAAAAATATAGTATATCCAATTAAATTGGTACAAAATTGGTACATAAATCAAAAATAGAAAGGCAAAAATCCCTTAAACAATGGATTTTTGAATAGGTAAAATCAAAAATGAAATTAGGAATCGTTGCTACGAGGGGGGATTTAACATAGTTCATTATATCCTCATAAACCGCAACATAGCTTAATTTTACGATGTTTCACATGAAATCTTAATTTTATATAATTTGTTATATATTCACATAAATAAACAAAAAATGGTACACTATTGGTACATGAATGGTACATGGAAAAACCTTATGCATGACAATAATTAGAGAAGAACATGGAAATGCTCTTCTCTTTTTTTATGCCACAATTTAGGCATAAGGAGATGATGTTATGTTCGACGATAGTGTAAGAGAAAAAATATTTGCAAAAAGTGAGTTACAAAAAATCGACCTAATGACATTATCCCTTGTCATTAAAGCGATAGAGGAAGTTTTGGAGGAAAACAAAGATGAACATGCCGTATCAGCAACCAATGATGAATTATACACCTAATTATGGAGCGTATCAGTATAACCCAATGGCGAACTATCAAAGATACCAACAGCCTGAGCCGACACAAGGCATAAGTGGCAGAGTAGTACAAGCAGTTGAGACTATTAATCCCAACGAGGTGCCAATGGACGGCAGTGTAGCGTTTTTCCCAAAACAGGATTTAACAGAGATATATGCTAAGAGTTGGAATGCTGACGGAACAATACGCACATTGACTTTTAAGCCGGTTTTAAACGATAAGACAGACATTTTATCGGGTGACACAGAAAAGCTTGAATTTGACCTATCAGAGAAAGCCACAGAGGACATTATGGCAAAGCTCAACGAACTATCTGAGAAAATTGAGCAATTATCTTTAGGAGCACAAAGAAAAACTCCACGAACACAAAGTAAGGAGAGTGAAAAAGCATGAATGTAATGGGAATAATGCAACAGATAATGAGCAATAATCGCGTAATGGGAAATCCAATGATTCAGAATGCAATGAGCATGGCTCAAAGTGGAAACAGCAAGGGAATTGAGCAAATGGCAAGAAACCTATGCAAAGAAAAGGGCATTAACCCTGACGATGTAATGAAGCAGATTAGAGGTAATTTTGGGATATAGCATATGAGAGAACGTGCGCACGGCTCTTTATGAAATAAATTTTGGAGGTAAAACAGATGTTCAACACAGGAAATTGTCCAAGCGTACCTATCGTGGCGAATTTGGACGGAAACAACGGAAATAACTGGAATGACGGCTCATGGCTTTGGTTCCTTATCGTAGTATTTGCGATATTTGGGGGCTGGGGTAACGGCTTTGGTGGTTTCGGTGGCACTAATGGCGGTGTCGGCAGTGAAATTCAGAGAGGATTTGATAATTCAGCAGTTATCAGCAAGTTAGACGGCATTTCCAACGGACTTTGTGACGGCTTTTATGCCATGAACAACAGTATGCTCACAGGCTTTAACGGCATAAACACAAACATCATGCAGACCGGCTATGGCATACAACAGGCAGTAAACGCTGACACAGTTGCTAATATGCAGAATACCAACGCTTTACAGTCACAGCTTGCTAACTGCTGCTGTGAGACGAGAGAAGCCATCCAGGGAATTAATTACAACTTAGCAACTAACACTTGTGCTTTACAAAACACAATGAATAGCAACACAAGAGACATCATTGATAGTCAGCAGGCAGGAACGAGGGCTATTCTTGATTACTTATGTACAAAGGAAAATGCGGATTTGAGAGATAAGGTGCAGAAACTTGAACTTTCTGCTTCACAGGATAGACAAAATGCACTTCTGACTACTGCAATGACAGCACAGACACAGCAGATTGTCAACTCTGTAAATCCTACGGCTATTCCAGCTTATGTTGTGCCTAACCCAAATGCTTATGCATATGGCTGTGGTTGCAATACCGGCTGTAATTGCTAAAAATGAATAATTGAGTATCTTAATTGAGTTAACTCAATCTAAACTGATTAAAAACCATTTTTAGTCGAGGTTTAGTCCAAGTTTAGTCGAGAGTTAGTTGAGATTATGTCTGCTAAGCAGTATTACTTATAATCAAAGGGCAGACTATAATGTTTGCCCTTATTTTGTGAAAGAGAGGATTTTATTATGGCTGAATTTTCAAATGTTGCAACACAGACAGTTGCAGTAAACGGAAATGTATTATTTACAGATGCGCCAACGTCTGTATGCAATAAAGGATATATTTCGCACAGAACAGGGAGCGGATTAATTAACCTTAAAGGTGCTACCAACACTTGTAAAGCAAAATACAGAGTAGAATTTAACGGAAATGTTGCAGTTCCTACAGGTGGAACCGCAGAAGCAATTTCATTAGCTATTGCTGTCGAGGGTGAGCCGGACTTATCTACACTGGCAATCTCTACGCCAACAGTAGTTGAAGCATTTAACAATGTGTCTATGGCAACGGATGTATGGCTTCCTTGCGGATGCTGTCAGGCAATTTCTGTCAAAAACACATCTACACAGGAAATTAGTGTAGCAAATGCGAATATTACAGTAAATCGTATAGGTTAGGAGGCTTAATATTATGCATAAATGGGCTAAACAGATAATGGAATGCGTCAAGGCTAAAGTTGACGGAATTGGAATTGACAATTTTGAGGGACAAAATCTTGATGATTTAAAGGATTTTACCGAGATTGTTAAGAACATCGTAGAATTTGACAAGGAGTATCTGATTATTGAAGCTATGGAAAATTCAAAAGACGATTACAGGAGATATACCGAGCCATTATATCACATGCCGGTAAACTACAACGACATGGAGTATATGCGTGACATGGATAAGAGCCAAGGTAAGATGTACTACTCTGAACCGATTGCACCACATGTGAGCGAAAGCAATTACGACAGAGCAAAGAGGCATTATACCGAGACAAAGGAAATGCACAAAGGAGCTTCAACAGAGGATAAAGAGCATAAAATGAAAGCCCTTGACATGTATATCCGTGAATTAAGCGGAGACATATCGGAGCTTTTAAACGACATGACACCCGATGAACGCAACCTTTTACGCACCAAAATGAGCAATCTTGCGTCAAAACTGTAATTATTAAGGCTATGGGTAGTAATGCTCATAGCCATTTTTAGAGGGCATAAGCATGGATATAAGAGTTAATGATACATTGTGGCACATACAATTCAAAAAGCCCACATCGAGCGAATTAAGGCGGTCAGACGGCACAATAAGCCTAGGAGTGACCGACAATACAACTAAAACAGTAACGATAGCTGACAATGTGTCTGATTACATGGCTGACAAGATACTATGCCATGAGTTAGTGCATGTGTACTCATTTTCATACGGCTGTGACATTGACATAGAGACAGAGGAAATAATCGCAGACTTTATGAGCTTGTATGGACGGAATATTGTATACACGGCTGACAGAATATTTGATTTATTGGAGCAAAAATATGGATAAAATAGACAGACTATTAGAATACATACACCGGACTAATCCGGAAATGACACGGCAGAAATTGATTGAAAAGCTAGGAGAGAGTGACTACAGTGCTAAGAGCATTTATTTTTTGGCGATTCAAAATTCAAAAAATCCTAAAAATTTTTGATACCCCCTACCTTTTGGATTTTTCGATTTCAAAAATTCGTTCGCAAAATTTTACAAAAACTTGTCGAGAACTTGCAAAGAACTCGCACCGCACTTTAATTGAGCGAAGTTTTCTGAAAATTCAAACATTTTCCGCGAATTGGTGCGCCTAGCTCGTAGCATGTCACACCCGGCACGGCTTGACAGCTTGAAGCTCTACAACTATATCGCAAAGCGTTGTAAACGGCTTGTTTTACGGCTTATTTTAGCGTGCTTGATAAATCCACGCTAACACGTTTAAAAGCCCTTAAAACGTCAAATACACGGCTTTAAAATGTATATATCATAAAATCATAGAATATTTTTGTCTGTTTGTCAATGTACATATACCCCGGATACATAGCCGGATAACTTGCGACAGTTCGACAGCACGCCAAAAAGGGATATAAAATATCCCTAGTGGTAACGTGTGATATATTTCCCGGCTTGATAGTCACAAAATAATGTGACCGGGTGAACATGCGCGCGCTTTTCTACAACTCGCAGCCATCCGCCGGATCTCTGAACCGTAATTTTTAACTCGTGTGACTCCATCCATTCTATACAATCATACTTGATATAACTAAAGTCACTTATTTTTGGCATCTCATAGCCCAGCGCCTGAACACGCTTATATATTTCCTTTTTCCCTAGATATTCATAATTAGACATAATACACCCCCCTATCTATAACAAGCCTTAATTATTGGGCTTATATAGTTTTTGTGGTTTAGGTAGTTATCAAAAGCCGCCCGGCGGTATTCCTTGCCGCTAATAAGCGCGGTAACATCGTCACACGCGCCCGACTCTGCGACAGTTCTAAAAATATTGGTTATTGTTTTGCGTGTCTCTCGCTCGCTCGCCTGATATTCCGGCGCGCTTTGATATTTGCCATTGTAGCGTGCTCTAATTTCCATTTCTACAGCGTCAAGCGTAGTTAGTTTGCTATTATCCATTCATCAACCCTCTTTTCTATTCGTGCATGGTTTATAGGTTACTTTTTGACTCTTTCGCGGTCTGTCGTGCGTTAATCTGTTTTTATTAGGTGGTAACGCAAAGCGCCTATAAAGGGCGCACAATTATTTGTTCAGGCGTTGCACCTCTTGAGCCTGATGCAAATATAAAGGCATTTACAAAACCTCTTGACGCGATTATTTACCGGACGCGCGGACGGAGTGCAATATATACGGCCGTAAAGCCGTATAAAAGCACCAATAAATAAAATAATTAAATTGATTAATACAAAGCCTGAAAAGCCTTATATATAAAGCTAATAGCCGGAATCGAACCGGCTTAAGAATCTCTTGATATTAGCTATTTAATAAAAAAATAAAAACAAACCACCATACCCAATAACAAGGCACGACACAAAAAGCCCGAAAGCCTTTAAAAGTTCGATAAAATCTCTCATATTGTGCCCCCTAACAATAACAAAAATCCCCTTGTAGTCCGGTTGTAATAATCAATTTCCCGTCTTTACGGCGGTAAACTACACCACAACCGCCATCACTTAAAGACCATACAAGCCAGCCAGCCGGAGTTATTTTTTCATGCTTCTTATAATCATAAAAAGCATAATGCGGTTTTATTCCGCTTTTTTCCTGTTCAAGTGCATTGTTTATAATTTCATCGTCCGTTAATAGCAACGCTTTTCCGTTTTTCTGTCGTCCGCAATATCTCATTTTATCCCCACTCCTCAACGTTTTTATAATTATCTGATTTATGAATTTCTGCGCGGTAAATGCTGTATAATAAATCGTTTAGCGCCTTATAAAGCGCCATTGTGCAAGTTGCCTGCTCATCGCACTGATATAGATAGCATTCTAGCTTTTTGATGAATCTATATCTATCGAGCATATACAAATTTTTGCCATCGTTGGGGAAGTCCGGTATTTCTGTTGCACTTTCGTCATACCTTGACGATACGGCCAAATCGTTAAAGCGGTATAAAATGCGTGCTATTTTCCTAGTTTGATAAAATCCGCTTTTACCGTCACAATTTCTAAATTGGTTTTTAAGTTCTTTAGTATTTAAACTTAAACAGTTGCTATTGTTTGAGTTGTCCAGTATATAGCGAATTGACTCCGCTATATCTGTTATTGATTCGATTGATAATATATATGAGCTCATAATTCGCGCCCTCCTTATTCTGTGATTCTTTCAAATATATCTATTGTTTTGCGTGCGTTTTCTCTTCTCTTTTCAGCTATATAACTATGGTGCTTGCTCTTTAGAGCTTTTTCTGCTTCCTTAAGGCTTACAACTCCCCAGCCTGCGGCCTCTCTTAATAGCTTAACTTCTTCTTTTGGTAGCTTAACGGCTCTTAAAGTGTCGGGATTGATAGAGTAATTATCTTTAATTCCCGGATATAAGTCTTGACAAAGTGGGATATATTCGTCGTTTCCCATATTCTCGCCAATATTCCATACATAGAAATTGAATGGAATTTTTTCGACTATTTTAAAAACATGTGTATTGTGAATAGTTTCACTTATAATAGTATCTTCTTTAACTTCAAATTTCATAATTTTGCACCTTTTCGCCGATTGTGTTATAATCGGTTTACCTTTCAATTATTATTTTGTTTGGTGCCTGTCGTTTGGTTGGTAGCTCTGCGACAGGCTTTTTTATTTTGCCCCTTGTCTTTCGACTTGACTATACAATACTACATTGCAATCTATATGTCAATACTATATTGCAATAAAAATTGAAAAAATACTAAAATAATTATTTAAATTATTATTTCTACTATATAATGCAATAAATATTACAATATTGTATTGGTGTATTATTGAAATAGTTATTGACATCAATATTGATATATAGTAATATTGCTAGTAACTATTGATACTATTAATTAAAATAATGAGGTGTAATAAATGGACGAAAAGAAAATTATTGAAAACTATAAAAAAAGGATAAAGCGGCAGAATGAAAAAGCCCGGGAAAATTGGGACTCAATAACTTGTAAATTGCCAAAAGGCACAAAAGACCGGATACAAGCGCAAGGGCTTACAATTAACGGATTTGTAAACCAATTAGTGCTGGAGAAGCTGGACGAGCTGGAAAAGAATAACAATGAATGCCCATTCTAAAATAATTGCAATTATGTATTGCATTTATATATTTAATGTGTTAATATATCAGTGTAGCAATTAAATATTATTTTTATTGGAGGTATAAAGAGCATGAAATACAGAATAGTTGACGCAGACAATAGAGCCGAATATAGTAAGCCAAAGACTTTTGAAGAGGTCAAAGCGTGGTTTGAGCCAAACGCAGAGCTTGAAGAGGAACATGACAAATGGGCGGAGATACAAGATATTGACGATATGAGAGAGTATCTAATATGGGAAGCTCAAGGAATGAGGCCTAATTGGAAAATAGAGGATTGTGAAGAGGATTAAAAAGGGGGTGGAAAAATGAGAATAACACAAGAAAAAATGGACGCTATAGCCGTTCTAATGGATGATGAGACACGGGAAAAGGTTCACCACGAATTGGCACCATGCGAGCCGATAGAGTTTTTAAAACGCTATTGTGAATTAGAGCCAAGCTTTGAAGCAGTGCTAAAAGACGAATTTAGTATTGAAATTTAAAAATTAAATATTGTTTTTCAAAAAGTCGGTTTTTGTGACCGGCTTTTTATTTTTTATATAATATAATTAATATATATGTGTGTAGTGTGGTATATATTAATTAACACAGTTATTATATATCCAATAATCAGTATATTGACAAAATCAGTATATTTGATTATTATTATTTTAATTAAATTAATAAGCGAATGCCGGCTAGCTCGTATCGTTTGGAATTGCTCCAAGCGGTGCGGGCTTTTTTATTTTATGATTTTGAGGTGCTAAAATGGAAAAAATTAAAGGAAATATAACTAAACATTTAATTGCCGATTTTGGCACTTTTCAGCTCTATCGAGAGGATTTCGAGAGGGCTATAGATCAGGCTTGTCAGGAATTACAAATTGACGATTTGAAAAGCGAAGGCCAAAGGCCTTGGAAGGCTGTTTGCAAAAGAGTCGGTGAAATTATATTCAATGACAATAGTATTTTAAAGGATAAACAGTTATATGACAATACATGTATGTTAACTAACTATAACAGATATAATTATAATATATTAAATAATATATGTGATGAATATATATATATTAGTGATAAATATAATAAACTATGTAGTACTGTAGCATTTAGTAATTGGTGTAATATAGATTGTGGTGTAATAGATAATTGGAGATTAAACAAAGAGTCAAGCCCTAAAAGTTATGAGATTTGGCAAAAATTGCAAGGAATCCGTAAAGATTGTATCAAGGATAGAGCATACGACAATAAATCCCCTGTCGGTGCTATGTTCGTTGGCAATAATGAATTTGGTATGAATCAGCCGGGAATTGGCTACGAGGCTACACAAGCACGAGCGCTAACAGCCAATGAACTGCCACAATTGGGCGATGTAAATAGTCAGAATATTAAAGCACTATCAGGCAATAACATGGTTGATAATGCCAAGTAATTGTATGTGCAATTGATACAATTCTGAACCCTTGAGTTACAAGGCTTTGAGGACTATCAAATTATTGCAACTATGCACAAAACAGTTGTTTAGCGAAGAGTTGAAAGAGTATAGATGAATTGTATATGCAATAGATACAATTTAAAATGCTTGATGTTTAAGAGCTGAATGGCTGCGCATTGGGTGCCCTAGGGGTGTATGGTGAAAGCGAAAAACTGCCCCACTTAGCCCCCCAAATATCCGCCAAAACAAAAAGACTCTTACTCATACCTCAATCGCACCAAGCAGTATTTATTATTATAACATAAGTTATATATTAATTAAACAACATACACAATAATAATATATATACATACAACTATGATTAAATATTAGTTATATATAATATATAGCAGTAAAGGAGTTAACGGAGATGAAATTAACAGGATTTGAGTCTAACAAAATTAATTCCGAAATGGTAAATCACCCTAGCCACTATAACTTGCCTGACCGTAAAGAGTGCATTGATGAAATGATTGACATTTACGGACTTAAGGATGTGGCAAAATGGTGTGAGATTACTGCATACAAGTATAAATATCGTGCCGGCCATAAAGGTTCTGTAACTGAGGACATGAGTAAAGCAGCATGGTACACAATTAAGGCTCGCGAGCTTAAATCTAAACGTAGATGGAAGATTTTCGACAAGATTGTTTATAAATTCATGCCAATGTTTCTTAAGGGCCTGTATACATGGATAATTTTATTTTGTATGTTTTACGGAATACTCTTTTCTGACCGATGCTCAATGGTTGTCTCAATAGCGTTTTTAGTTCTTGCGTGCATAGCTGAGTCGGTATTGAAAGAAAATGAAGATAATTAGATTTTGAGGTGTAAATCATGTTTGTATTAAAAATTGCAACAACAGTATGGCTGGCATTAATTGCTTTTGGAATGGTAAATGCCACATTAAACGAAAAAGTGACAGTCAGTACAAGATTTCTTGGCATTGCGGTAATGTTCGGTCAGATACTTGCCATAGCTTTTATGTGGCAATAAATAGGGCATTCGCCAAGCGGTAAGGCACGGGATTTTGATTCCCGCATTCGTTGGTTCAAATCCAACATGCCCTGTTCGGGGTTTACTTGGTTCCCCGACATTGGACTTAGTAGTTCCTTTCGACCTCATAGTGGAAAGCTGTTAAGAGCCGTCACAAGGCTCGTGAGGGTTTAATCGTGTATAATCCCACAATGCACGAGCGTGAAAACCAACCTGTCGTAAAGACATCTGTAATAGGCAGAGTAGACATATATACCCCCTTTAATTGTTAAACTAGGGCAACTCAAATCATATGAGTCTTAGGTGAGGTGCAATCCCTCACATGTCCTTTGCTGTAGGTTTCGTTAGTTCTTTTCCTATAGCACATACAAATTTATATCTCCGGAGGGTGTAGCCACTCCTTAGACTTCACCCTCATTGTTGGCATGTAGCTCAGTGGTAGAGCAGTCGGCTATTAGCTGATTTGTCGTGGGTTCGATTCCCAACCTTGCCGATTGGTGATGTGTGGCGAAATGGGTAAACGCTAGGAAATGTCTATCATAGCAATATGATACCGAGAAAGCATTCTTCAGGGACATTAAGAAGATATAAGTCTTTCATGTGTGGTTCAAATCCACACCACATCAATCATATGTCGGTTTAGTGCGAGCTGTTATATCTTGAATAGCGGTTGCGTAACGCTGACATGTTTTTAAATTAAAGCAGTGGAGTAAGACGGGCCTGTACGTGTTAGCACGGTACAGTAAGACGAAGTAAAAATAAAACACACAAAAACAAGTTGCTAGTAGGTACGCGCGACTGAAAGCAATGGGGTGAGACACTTCAAAATTCTGTAATGTGTTTTGGACGCCTTTTGATGGAGTGTATCTTGCCTTTTCGGATAGTAGTTCAGTTGGAAGAACAACCATTGCGGTAACAGTAGTAGGTGGAGTCACAGGTTCGATTCCTGTCTATCCGATTACAACAAACTAGGTTAGCTACCGAAAAGCAGAACTACGACTGCCTGTTTGTTGTTATTACTAATCGTAGAGTTGAGCGAATAAGGCGGTACGCTCTTATTATCTTTCGTAGGAGGTAAATAAAATGGCAAAAATTAAAAATGAAAATTTTATAGCAATTCAAGGGTTTATGGTAAAGGAATTAGGGCTTACAGGAAATGAATTAATTGCCTATGCACTAGTGTATGGCTTTTCACAAGACGATGAGAGCGAATTTAAGGGAAGCCTAAATTATGTTGCAGAGTGGCTTAACTGTTCAAGAACAACAGCCTTTAATCTTCTTAACAAATTAGCTGATGATGGCTTCATTAAAAAGACAGAAAAAACTATCAATGGAGTAAAATTTTGCAATTATAGTGCAACCAAACCCAACAATGAGGAATTGAAAGAAATAAAATTAAGAAAGCAAATCCGAAAAGAAAGAGAAAAACTTGAACGGAGTTCAAAAAAATTGAACACCTGTTCAAAAAATCATAATGGGTGTTCAAAAAACTTGAACGAGGGTGTTCAAAAAGTTGATACTCATAATAATAATATAGATAATATAAAAGATAATATAAGTGAAACTATAGGAGAGGTACATACATCAACTAACATTGATGGAGAGGTACATACATCTGTTTCCGAGAAACAGACGGCAAGAGTTACCCGAAAGGATATGCAAGCAAAGAAAGATGATATGCTCAATAGATTCTCTGAAATCTGTGACAACAATATTGAAAACGAGACAATCAGAAGAACAGTTAAAAGCTCATTTCACAGATACATGTGCCTGTACGAAAATTATTTTTGCAAGGTTCACCCAATCTTGACCGATAAAACTCTGACTAATGTATGTCTGTCGCTTTCTAATGTGACCGATACGGAGCATAATCACTTTGAGTGGACAGATGTTTACCTAACAGACAAAACAGGGCTTACTGGGCTTGATAGAATGGTTAATGAGCATTTCAGACGAACACATAGAAGAGAGACTAACTACTCGATAACGCATTTTGCTAAAAGCGACTATCTGCTACAGTTGGCACAAGGCATTATAGAGTACTAAACGGAGGTATAAATATGGCAAAGGGAGTTAAGACACGAAATATCGATTCATTCCGAGAGGGGCTGATGGAATACGCATACGGAAGATGCTCACAGGCGGAAGCTGCAAAGATAGCCGACATGAGTGTGCCGACATTTAGGAAGTACGCAAATATGCATTTTTTAGGCATTCCGTTTCCTGACACACTGTTTAAGGCAAAGGAGAAATAAGCATGTGTGAATTTTGCGAAAATCCTACAAAATGGAATACTGATGATTATAGCTTAGTTCCAAACAGAAACTTATCAGATGGGATTATGCAAGCGGAAGATAACACATATCAGATTGGCACATTCGATAGTTACTCTGATTATTGGGAAACTATGACAATCAATTATTGTCCTATCTGCGGCAGAAAGTTGGTGGAATAATGGCGGAACCTTTAAGCAAATTAGCAGAAAAATGTAAAAGTTGCCCTAAATCTGAAAAATGCGACCATAAAAGAATGGAGTTATGCGCTTTAGCGGATTTTCCACCACAAAATCTTGCAAGTGCTACACAAAGCATTTTGATAGACAATATGTCACCTATATTGAGGGAAGAAATAAAAAGCCCTTTAAGCCCATTTAGGTACAAAGACGAATTGGAAAAAGCACTAGATGATTCCCATTTTGGAAATTTGTTTATGTATGGTGCTTAGAAAGTTGGTGGAAGAATGAAAGAGACTATTTTATATATTTCAAAATCAGAACAGGATATACAAAGTGTTTTGAAATATCTTCAATCAAAGCTAAAAGCAGAGCAAAAGGAATGTACCCTAGATGAAAAACACAATATTTTAAAAGTACCAAAATATTATGATATTGTCGGAAAAAGCGTTCACGGAAATATGCTTGGTGTGGGCTACGGATATTGCAAATATTATTGTTTTTCAGAAGCGTATAACAAAGATAAATACAACAATGCAGAAAATGAAAGACTTGAAGAAATTCTTATGCACACAAGAGAGGGCGCGAGAGAAATATCGGAACTTGATATTTTATGTATGCTAGGGTTGGCTTAAAAGGTTGGTGGAATGATGGTTACACAGAAAGATATCCACAATAGTATAGTTGCAAATGCAAGCGTTTGGCAGAAAAGATATTTATCATTGCAGTGTGGCGGAAACGTTGAAAAGATAAAAGAAGTCGAACAGACAATGGCTAATATGATTAACGGCATTAGCAAGGCACTTAAAAATAGTGGAACAGATTATTTGAATAAACTTGATTTGTAAGCGAGGAATTTTATGAAACATCAAAAAGAATGGCGCACGTGCGACAGGTGCGGAAAAGAAATAATACGATACGATGAAAAATATGCATATATCAAAACAAGAGAGGTAAAACCTCTTCACGAAAAAAGCATATGTACAGCCGAAGTTTTAGCAAAGGAAGTGTTTCCAATGGCTATATGGAGAGATGATATGCAATACGATTTATGCCCTAAGTGCAGGAAAGAGTTCAAGAGGTTTATGAGAAATGATTGTTAATATGGGAACCCAAACCTATGAAATGAGCCACAAGCAGGCAAAAGCTATTCTTGAAACGGCTAAGAAACTTGCAAATTGCAACATATACGGCGTTGAAAAAGACAATGTGATGATTATGCTGAATGAAAAGTATGAGGACGATATGAGCCTTAAAAAAGCCGTAGAGGAGTATAAGAAGAAAGGGTTCAAGGTGCATTGGAAATGAAGAAAACACGTTCAAAAATCATAATCAAAACAAGAGCTGGCGGTTACACAAAGATTTATGCCAATGGAAAATGGCAGAAGAAAGTACGCGTAATTGATTATCATGCAGAATGCAGTAACAAAGATGGTATAAAGGTTACTTGCGAATTTGATAGACTGAAAACTGATAAAAATGGTTCGGTTATCTACGATGAAGCCAAAAAAGATTTTGCAAAAGAACATATAGTTGCAAGGATTTGAGGGAGCGTTTGAGTAATGAGCATGGCAGAAGTAATTAAATCAATAGAGCGTGAAGCGCTTAGAGAAGCACAATCACACGAAATAGGCGGTTTAAATGGCAAGCCTATAGATTGTTCCACTTTAGGAGATGAACCTGTTATTGTGGCAGATGACGAGGCGGACAGGCAAACACTGAAAGATTGCTTTAAGGAGTGAGAATATGGGAAGCCCAAATATAATTAAAACAATGGAAGAAGAAATAACAAGACTTCAAAAAGAATTAGACAAAGCTCACTCGGAAAGAAAAGTATCACAGAACGAGTTTCTTGTTTGTGGTAATACAATGAAAATAGATATTCTTGGAACAGAATACAGAATCGAAACCCACAAAGTATCAGAGGACAGCTACATGGAGGAAAAAGGTCTTGCAGGCTATTGTGAAGAAGAAAACAAGTTGATTGTAGTTGCCGATATGTCCGAAGAAAAATACTTTGTAGGCATGGACGAAAAAGCGCAGGAAATATATCGCAAAAAGACCTTAAGACATGAAATTATGCACGCTTTTCTGAATGAGAGCGGACTGTCTGATAGTTCAAATCGGTTTGATGGTGCATGGGCGAAGAATGAGGAAATGGTTGACTGGCTTGCAATTCAAACCCCGAAAATATATAAGACATTTCAGAAATTAAATATTATTTGATACGAGCAGAAAGGAAGAAATTATGAAGAAGAAAATTATAGCAGTTGTATTAGGATTGACATTGTGTTTTGGAATGACCGGATGTGCGTCATGGGACAGAATGGTAACAGATATGAAAAGTGATGTAAATGGCGGTAGGCAAAGAACAATTACTGTATACACGGCAGATGGTAAAGAACTTGCAACATACAAAGGCAAGATTGACATTGATACAAACGGTGGCGGATATGTTAAGTTTGACCTTAATGGTAAGAGATATATCTATTATAACTGTTTTGTGGAAAGCATTGCAGATATTGATTAAGTGATATTACCGACTACGGACTAATTGTAGTTGCTGACCTTAGAAAGATAAAGGTTGATAAAACATAGAAAAGGAGACGGAGAGCATGAAAAAGTTATTTGTAAGTGTGCCGATGAAAGGCAGAACAGAGGAAGAAATCAAAGCTAGTATTCAGAAGATGAAAAAGATTGCTGAAATATACGAGGGTGAGGAATTAGAGCTTATCGACAGCTACATTGAGGATAACCCACCTAAAGACAGCAAAGAAGCTGTATGGTATTTAGGTGAGAGTCTTAAGAAGTTGGCACAGGCTGATGTGTTCATTGGAATTGATGAAGCGTATGATTGGAATGGCTGTTATATCGAAAGAGATACAGCGCAAAGATATGGCATTAAAACATACATAGCTCCGGCAAGATGTGTAATTGACGGCTATAATGCACTTGTACAGAAATTACATCCGGTTGTCAATGATGTACTATTCTAACAAAATTTTACCGGCTACAGATTGATTGTAGTCGCTACCCTAAAACAGTTATAGGCAGAGGTCTATAAGCACCTTTGCTTTTTAAAAGCGGAGGTGCTTTTCTTATGGCTAGTCAGAGCCTTATTTCCACAGTTGATAGTTACGAAAATTACATAGAGAGAAACGGAATAGACGAGCAAGTAATTAATGCCTATGTAGATGCTTGCAGTGTAGCCATAAACGGCGAGAAAGATATTGAGTATGGACTACAACTCACTAAGAGGACAAAAGGGCTTATAGAGGATTTCTGCACGGCTAAAACAGGTGGTACGATTTGGGATTTGGATTATTACCATTTCAAGCATGAGACTACACCATATGACTTAGTTAATCACTATTTTGATTTATTCCTAATGGAAGCTCACTATAAGTTTGAGAGTTTTATGATTTACATGGAAAAAAATCGTCCACCATGGGAAAGATTTTATTTGCCAAGAAGAAATCCGTTAAGCAAAGTCGCACAACTTATTCAAGATTTGTACGATGATAAACTTGATGAGGGCATGGTGTTCTGCCCCGGACGTATCGGAAAGACTCAAATTGTTAAAATGGGTAATTTGTGGTTTGGTTCAAACAGACCTGAGAGGTCAAATCTATATTCGGCATATTCCGACAAGATAACCGGAGGATTTTACGATGGAACATTAGAAATGGTAAATGACCCAACGTACACCTACAAAGATATTTACCCTAAAATTGTAGAGAAAAAAGCTATCACAGACGGAAAAGACCTTACAATAGACTTCTTGCGTAAAAAAACATACCCAACATTTACCATGCGCTCTATATACGGAACACTGAACGGAGCGTGTGACTGTGACGGCTTGGGAGTATATGACGATTTATTTAGTGGTATTGATGAAGCATTAAGCGAAGATAGACAGGCTACAGTTTGGAGAAAGTTTGATAATAACTTTATGCCGAGAATTAAGCCCGGCAAAGCAAAGTTACTAGGAATAGGCACGAGATGGGCACCGAAAGATGTTCAAGGACGCAGATTAGAATTGCTTGCAAACAATCCTGAATATAAAAATATACGTCATAGAGAGGTTATAATTCCGGCACTCAATGAAAACAATGAGAGCAATTTTGATTATCCCTACAAATTGGGATATTCCACATTAGATTATAAGCGCAGAATGGCTTCGTTTGAAGATAATGACGATATGGCTTCATGGTCCGCCCAATATCAACAAGAGCCGATAGAAAGAAAAGGTCAGATGTTCAATATTGATAACATGAACTTTTTTGACCCGGCAGAAATCGAGGGAATAAGACCTGATAGAATTTTTTCGGCAAACGACCCGGCATATGGTGGTGGAGACTTTGTGTCAATGCCGATTTGCTATGAGATTGAAAAGGAATACTATATCGTGGATGTTGTGTATAACGATGGCGATAAGGATATAACAATTCCCGAAGTAACAAGCAGAATGGAAAGCCACTTAGATAAATTCCCAAATAAAACAGCAGAGGTACATTTTGAGGAAACAAAAGCAACAGCTGCCTATCGTTTGGACTGCGAGAAAATATGGAAGAAAGATTGCTACCCAATATTGACAAGCCATGATCCGGCAGATAACAAAACCGCAAAAATGGACAGAATTAAAAATCATGCGCCGGATATAAGAAAACTGCATTTCATAAAACTTGAAAGGCAAACTAAGGAATACAAGAAATATTTTCAAAACGTTCTTTCTTGCACATATGAGGACAAAATGAAACATGATGATGGTGTGGATTCTACTGCACAGTTGTGCGATATGATTTTTAGGGAAAAGCGAATAGCAAAGGTTGAAGCAGTACACAATCCGTTCAGAGGAGGGCTTTATTAATGACAAATACTTGTTTTATGTGCGGAGCCACTATCGAAATTAGCAAAAAGCAAAAATATGTTTGTGAGGAATGCGATAGAAAAATAAAATTGCTAAAACAGCTTACAAATGTGGACAAAGCAAAAGAAAAAATAGAGAAAAAGGCAAAACGAAAAAGAATTAAAGACATAGACTATGAACAAGAAGCTTGCGAGGTCGCACGAAAAATAATGTCTGAGGGCTATGTTTTTAATAGTGTAAATGAAATTTGCTTTGCTATACAGCTTGAAAAGGAAAACATTAAATATTATCCGAATTACAAAATAGGTGAGTGCAAAGTAGACTTTTTTATACCGGATTTAAAGAAGATTGTTGAAGTTGATGGCGAAATATATCACACAGATGAAAATAAAGATTTTTTAAGAGAAAGAAGGATAATGAGCTGTATTGACAATGGTTATGAGATTGTGAGAATACCGGCTTCGTTTGTGCCCGATTATATTCTATTGGGATTAAAAGAGGGTTTAGACTTTATAGTTGATAAAAGAAAGTTTGATAATAGATTTAGAGACACTCGGTTCGACAAGATATATTGGGAAGAATTTATTAATTATAAGTATGCAATGAGGAGAGCGAAATTATGAATACAAAAACTTACTTAAATCAAATCAGCAGATTAGATAAAATGATACAAAACAAGCTGTCTGAAATATACCGGCTTAAGACAATAGCATGTAGCGTTACTGTTTCAACGGACAAAGAGGCGGTTGATGTTTCATCTGACAAAGATAAATTAGGCAGTACAGTAACTAAAATTGTGGACTTGGAAAAAGATACAGACAGACTTGTTGATGAATTTATGAGAAAAAGAAATCATATCATCGGTCAAATTGATAGTATGGAGAATACTGACTACTATCATGTACTCTCAATGAGATATGTCAATCAAAACACTTTTGAAGAAATCGCACAGGCTACAAATTGGAGCATAAGAAAGATATTTACAATCCACGGCAGAGCTTTGCAAGAGTTTGAAAGGCTTTACGGAAAAGAATATCTTGAAAATGTGCAGTAGTGTGCATAGTTTTGCATATCATTGCATATATACACTTAAAAAATTGACAGTTATAATATAACTATGAAAAAATCGTAATTCGTTCATTGCAAAAAATCTCTTTTAGAAATGGCACTCATAGATTGTGGGTGCTATTTTTAGTGAAACGAGGACAACATGAATAATCAGAATATTGTACCAACAGGAAAACGAAGTGTAATGTGCCCTCGTTGCGGAAAGCTATTAACGTGGGTAAATAAAAGCGACAAGAAACACCACAAAGTAATGTGTACGCACTGCCGTAAATGGATATGGTTTTGGGCTGGCACACAAGAATTTCAGATAAAAGAGGTTCCACAAAGAACTTCTGCAAGTGGCATGAGGTTTTATTGATGTATAGATATGCTCATAAAAATGTAAGACCTTTTTCGTCCGTCTGCCAAAATAATTACGGCAGACAAGTTATTTTCACACGTAAAAGGCAAATCACAAAAAATAACATAATCGAAGAACTGAATAAAGCACTTGTAATTCACGGACAAAATGCTATTGAGATTGAGTATCTTGACAGATACTATCGTGGCGACCAACCGATTTTGTATCGACAGAAAGTGAACCGCCCGGAAATCAATAACAAGATTGCTGTAAATCTTGCGTATGAACTTGTTGAGCGCAAAACCGCAGAGATGTGTGCCGAGCCAATCCAATACGTGCTGCGTGGCACCGATAACCATAAGTCGGAAGAAATCACGCAGCTTAACATTACAATGGACTCGGAAAGTAAACAGGAGTGCGACATAGACATACATCGTTGGAGAAGCATATGCGGTACTGGCTACAGATTCATCGGTAATGACGATGGACAAGGACAGTTGCTTGATGAAAGCGATTTTTCTTTATCGTCTGAAAATCCAATGTATACCTTTGTAGTGTACTACTCAAACGGACGTCCGGCATTCTCTTGTCAAATCGGAGAGGACGAGAACGGAGCGAACATATACTATGTGTTCACTGACAATGAGTGGTTTGATATTCGCAACGACAAGATTTATGCAAGCGGAATAAACGGCAACAGAGCAATTCCGGTGATTGAATATCCAAATAATGCAAGGCGGTTATCTGACATTGAAATGACTATTGCAATCACAGACGCTATTAACGTGCTTACATCGGACAGAATTAATGGTGTCGAGCAGTTTGTGTCTGCATGGGTGAAATTCGTTAATTGCGAGATTGACATAGATACATTCAGAAAAATGCGACAAGAGGGAGCTTTAGTTGTTAAATCTAACAATGGTTCAGACAACAAAGCTGATGTTGATGTAATGACGAGCGAACTTAATCAGACGGAGGGGCAGGTAGTATTTACTGACCTTTTTGAAAGATTTTTAAGTATTCAAGGCCTTGCGAATCGTCAGGGCAACACAGGCGGTGACACCGGTTCTGCCGTAGAACTGAGAAACGGACATTACGATGCCGGACTTAGGACGGCTATTAATGAGCCTATCCTCAAGAAATCAGAGAGAATGGCACTTAGGCTTATTCTTAACAGGCTGAGAATTAATAAGGGCTTTACGCTTATGCCTAGTGATGTTGAGATACACATTAATCATAACAAGCTAGATAACATGCTTGTTAAGGCAGAGGTGCTTGAAATATTACTTAGGTGCGGTATCAATTACAAGAGAGCTGTTAAGACGATTGACATGTTTAGTGACCCTGAACAAGTTACTCTCGAAAGTGCTAAGCGGATGGAAATGTTATTCCCGGAGGAACAGCCGACAACAGCTACACCTAACAATGATAAGAACAATGGAAAGACAGCCGATGAATAATTGGCTGTCAATTTATTTTGGAGCTTGATATGGCAGACGAAATCCACGCACTTAACAAAAATGAAATACAAGACATAGATTATGAAACATATTTTGGTGAGATGGATTTGTCCGACAAGGAAAAGGAAGATAGGAAAAAACTTGCTGAAAAGTTTGAAAAAATCTTTGTTATGCTATTTGCCTTGTTGTCCGGCAAAGAAGAAACAGAGATAACCACTATCACCAAAGAATTTATTGTCAGATATGAGAGCATTGCCACACAGTATTGTAAGGCAAAGAAAACACCCTCATATATTACAGACTATGCTCGGTACATTGTGAATGAGGTGGTTGATGCTACCGAACAAAATATTGAAGTAGAGTATTTTACTTCACAGAAACGGGCGAAAAATATAGCTGCGAATGAAGCTAATGCGGTCGGCAATTACAGATTGCAAACTGAAATGGTGAAACAAGGCTACAAAACAAAAGAATGGCGCTCAAAGGAAGATTCACATGTCAGGCCTACACATGCATATGTTGACAGAAAGAGAATTGATATTTTTGAGCCATTTGAGGTTGGAAATTCACTTATGATGTTTCCAAAAGACCATTCTTTAGGGGCGCAAGTAAAAGAAATCGCAGGGTGTAGATGCAGCGTTAAATATTACAAATAATGAGCAACTTGTAAGGAAAACTTATAGGTTGCTTTTTATTATACAAAAAATTTGCAGTTGTGCGTTAAACAACAGAAAAACTCGGCGGGAGCGACCCGCGATAACAAAAGCGTGAGTTACGGAGGTAATTGAAATGACAAGAAATGATGTTTTGAAGCTTTTCCCGGACGCAACGGATGAACAGATAACAAATCTGCTTAACAAGAGTGGTGAGGAAATGGCAAGAGAGAAAGAGAAAGCCAATCAGTACAAGGCTAAAGCCGACAAAGCTGACGAGCTACAGACACAGCTTGACGAGCTACAGAATGGCAACATGACGGAGCTTGAAAAGGCAAATAAAGCCTTAGAGACAGCTAATCAGCAGATAGCCAAGTTACAGAAAGATAACGCTGTCAGAGATTTACGAGAGAGTGCAATGTCTGATTTTGGCATTACTGCAGAACAAGCGAAGACAGTAGTAAAAGAGGATGGCTCTTTTGACACAACATCACTTGGCAAGATTATTTCCGACATGAAAGCCAATGCGATAGCGGAGTACGAGAAGAATGCACTCAAAGATACTCCTAATCCGAACAATGGCGGTAACAATAATGAACCCGACTCAAAGCCGGCAGATGTAGCCAATGCAGAACAAATCTCATTTGGTACATCTGCAAGCACAGAGGGTCAAAACAGCTATGTAATTTAATACAGGAGGTAGAACGATGGGAAAGCCAATCGTAAGAGACTTTACACAGGGTAAAGGAATTTTAAAATTTTTCCCTTATGAGGGTGCAGCGTGCCTTGTACCACAGACTATGGTAACAAGCGCAGACACAAACGGAATGAAGATTGTACCGGCCGGTACACCATTTCCGAGCAATGACGCAGAGTGCAAGGGCTATCTGTTACACGATGTAGATGTAACGATGGGTGACGCACCTGGAACATATGTATATCAGGGAACTATTGATTGGGAGAAAGTTAAGTCACTTTCAATCGCAGATGCAGCTAGAACTGCAACACCTAGGGTTACTTTCTATGGCGCGCCAAAGATTGTAGCAAGTCAGGTTTAAAAGGAGGTAGAAGAACATGGCATTACCATTAGCAGAAGCATTTACAGCGAGAAGCCTCGGTGTAATGTGGGATAACTACAAAAAGACATTAGGAACTGCCCCTTATCTTGGCAGACAGAAATTTGGAACACGTAAACAGGACTCACTCGACCTTAGATTTATCAAGGGTAAGAACGGACTGCCGGTATCACTCAAAGCTTCAAACTTTGATGCACAGGCAGAGTTAAGAGATGTTGGAGGCTTCTCTGACATTCAGAACTCAATGCCATTTTATCGTGAGGGATATATGGTAACAGAGAAAGAGGAACAGGAGTACGACAATTACAGAACTTCTGAGAACTCAAGCCTTGCCAATAACGTATTACGTGAAATCTCAAAGAAACCAATGATGTTAATTGAGGGTGCATTAGTTGTACCGGAGAGACAGATTTGGCAGTTACTTGCACCTACAGATGGTGTACCAAAAGTAAAGGTTGTGCTTGGCGATAAGAACTATGTCGTTGATTACACAGCCGACAATGGCGCAGAGCATAAGGAGAAGCACTTTAAGTCAATTACCGGCACAAGCGCATGGGATAAGCCTACCACATGTGCACCACTCGATGACCTTATCACAGCTCGTAGAGATTTTGCAAAGGCTACAGGCTACTCACTTACACGTTTCACCATGAATACAGAGACTTGGGAAATGGTACTTAAGGCAGAGGACACAAAGAAACAGGTACTCGGTATTACTGCTTACAATGGCGGTATCAGATTACAGCAAGGACAGGTTACTGAATACCTTAGAGGATATGGTATCGAGATTGAAGTATACGATAAGCTCTATGTTGATGAGTCAGGACAGACACAGTACTTTGTACCAACAGGCATTGTATCTGCACAGTCTGCCGGAGTATTCCTTGGCGATTACACATTCGGTAAGACTCCAGAGGAAAGAAGCGGAAGTATCACAGACGGAAACCTCTCACTTGTTGAGACCGGTGTATCTGTATACACATATGCTACAAATCATCCTATCAATACTCACTGTATCGTATCTATGATTGGATTACCTACATTCGAGGGTATGGATAGCGTTATGGTTCTCAAAGTTAAGGAGGATTAAGGCTTATGATAGCAACGCACTCTATAAAGCATGATGGAGTGTGGTATAAAGTCGGAGACGAGGTACCGGAAAGCAATAGCAATTCGGTGCCTTCTGATTTTATGAACCCACCTGAAACACCATACACAAAGACAGAAATTAACAGAATGTCAACAGCCGACCTAAAGAAGCTTGCGAGCGAAAATGGTATTGAAAATGCCACAGAAATAAATGGCGGCGACTTGAAGAAAATGTTAATTGAAAAGTTTGGATTATAAGGAGCTTGGCATGGAATACACCACATTAGAACAAGTCAAAATCAGACTCAAACAATTTCATATTGATACAGTCACGAATGATGATGATACAACATCTGATGTGGTTGTATTCGATAAAAAGGAAGATAACCCACTCATTGAACAGCTCATTAAACAGGCCACGGAAGATGTAAAAGCAAAAAGGTGTTATCCGGACACTTTCACTGATGATGATATAACTGCCGATTTAAAACAGTTTGAGAATGTCGTTATCAATCTTGCTGTCTACGACCATTCACAAGCCGGTGAGAACTACATGAGCGCGTTAAGTGAGGGTGGAGTGAGCCGTACATGGAAGGACAGAGATAAGCTGTTTGTCGGAGTTTTCCCTTTTGTCAAAGTGCTATAAGCAAAAGAAGATTGTGCGTTACCAATATGGTAGCAGGCGGTACACATTAAGTGGTGGTGGGCGGTGTGCCAATTACCAAAGACGAAAGGCTGTAAGATGAATAATTTAATCTATCAGACATACATTATTGCCTTGCCAATTGTTCTGACAGCACTTTTGGGCTATATTGTTTGGCTTTTGCAAGAACAGAAAAAACAAAAAGCAATAGACACAAAAGAAAGAAATGAGCGCATTGAAGAGGAAAAGAAGCTACGACAAGCAAACGGAAAAGGTACAATGTTACTTTTACGAGTACAGCTTATCGAATACCACGATAAGTACATGAAGCTTGGCGAAATACCCTCATATGCGTATCAGAATTTTTGCGAGATGTATGACGCATACCACGCGCTCGGTGGTAATGGCATGGTAACAAAAATGAAAAATGAGATTGAGGAAATCCATTTAGGTAAAGGAGGAAAAAACTGATGGACTTTACACAAGTACCTACAGTAGTTGCTATTATGGTAATTACTTATTTAATCGGATATGCTTCAAAGCAGATACCACAGGTTAAAGATAATGTTATTCCTATTATCGTAGGTGTAGCCGGTGGAGTGCTCGGTATTGTTGGAATGCTTGTAATTCCCGGTTATCCGGCAGACAACATTCTTGATGCAATAGCAGTTGGCATTGTGTCGGGCATGGCAAGTACCGGTGTTAATCAGATTTACAAGCAGATAAAGAAAAATGCTTGACATTAATAAACAGGCCATGAAATACGCGCTTCAAGGTCAAACTATCACAGTCTATGAAAAAGACGAGGACGGAAATCTAAAGTTTTACGAAACAGAGGACGGAGAGAAGATATATTACACGCATGAAGAAACAGGCTTTTCGGAGCCTGTTGATTTTCGGGCAAACATATCATTTGACGGAGGAGAAGCGCAGAACAAGGAATATGGCTTTAATACGGCTGATTTTGATGCTGTTTTGCTAACAGACAGAGGAGAATACCCTTTTAAAAAAGGTGACGTTATTTGGCTTGATAGCAAGCCTACAAAGGACGAAAACGGATTAGTTGATTCAACTTCCGCAGACTTTACAATAGTGGGAGTAAAACCCTCTCTTTATTCAGTTAAATACATGCTCAAAGCAGTTGTGAAAGAAGTGTAATTATGAAGATTGACGTTTCTCTGACAGAAAAATCTATACAAGATGCGATAGACAAGCTTGAAAGATACAAAGACCGCTTACAAGACAAGTGTATAGCGTTTGTTGGAGAGCTTGCTAGTAACGGCATAGACGTAGCACGAGCAAATACAGGCAATTTTGGACACTATATCACGTTTAGTTACGAAATTAAAGATACAACAGACGGCTGTACGGCTATTGTGCTTGCCACCGAAACAGGGCAGATACAAAGCACATGGCAGACGGCAGACGGACTTAAGACAGTTGATGTATCGCCTTTGCTTATGGCCGAATACGGCTCGGGCTGGAAAGCTAAACCGCACTTCAATGATACAAGAGGCGGTCAGGGAACTTTCCCGGGACAGACACACGCATTCGATAGTGAGGGTTGGTATTGGAGAGACGAAAGCGGAGAATTACACCATTCATACGGCATTACACCTACAATGCCGATGTATCACGCATTTGTAGAAATGGAAAATGACATCATAAGAACAGCACGAAAAATTTTTTAGTTGAGGTGATAAAGTGGCGAGTCAAAATCAATGGGTTTTCGACCTCGAAAACCTCACATATGCGATTATTAAAACTCGATGCGAGAAAAAAATGAAAACTAAATATCCAAAGCTAAAATTCACACAAGAGGAACAGTCGGACAGTGCAGCGGCTAGTTTTCCAACGGTGCTAGTTCAAGCACTCGAACCTATTGAACAGAATGAGGATTTAGAGTGTGAAAAAATAAATACAGTGTTATTTACGGCACAAGTAATTGTTACAACGAATAAAAGCCGTTCAGAAGCTTTGAATGTGGCGCAGACAGTGGCTAATGAATACAAAGCTATGTCATTCAAGCTGACAACGATTCCGTTCGCTAGGAAAAACGGCAAAATATGGACAGCAACATTACGTGCTAGGCGGTCATTCGACTGGAATGATAGATTATAAGAGCCTTTTGGCTCTTATTTTTTTATGAAAAATTAGGAGGTAATAAAAATGGCAACAGGTTTAAAAAGTAGAATTGCTTACAAGACACCAACCGCATCCGCCACAAGTGGCGATTACTGGGCTGGAACTTACAAGCTCTTACTTAGGGCAAAATCAATTCCCTCACCATTCGGTTCACAGAACATGGTAGATACTTCAACTCTTGAGGACTTAGTAGAGACACAGGAAATGGGCAGACGCTCAGCCGGTTCTATGGAAGTTGAGGGAGCTTTTGAGAAGAAGTACAAAGACGAGATGGTAACCAACGAGGGTAAGAAGCTCGACTTCATCATTCTTTATGGTACAGACGGAAAAGGTTCAGAGGGTATCTGCGCTTTTATCGGTCAGGAGTCATTCGCCCCAGGTGAGGCTTCTGATGACCACTTAACAGGAACTGCGACTGTATCAGTTCAGACAGTACCTAAGTGGATTGAGGATAACTACGATGTTGCGGTAACAGAGGATGACCAAGGCTATCCAACAGAAATCACACTCACAAAAAAATCATGAGCCAATCGGAAAAAGCCGTAGCGGTTGGCTATGATGATAGCACGGCTGACAGCGAACTTGAAGATACAATATAGTAAGGTAATTGAGGCAGTTTTAATACTGCCTCTTTCCCTATATAAATTAGGGAGAAAGGGAAAGATAAAATGAAAATTAAATTAAGTGGAAAAGAGTATACAGTTAAATTCGGATATGCACCGGTATATAAGAATAAAATTATCCCAAGGCTCGTAGGAATGGAGCAAAAGGGCGAGGAACTTGAAGTCATTGACAACATGCTTGGATTTTTACCGGAGTTTTTGCTCGTGGGCTTGCAAAAGTTTCACGCTGACGAATTTGGCTTTGATTTTGACGATAAAGAAGCAAAAGAGAAGCAATTAGCGAAGATGTATGATTTGCTTGACGATTATCTCGACCCAGAGAATGAAGAGGGTGGAGATATAATGTCACTCTACAACGACTTGTCAGCTGAAATGGAGAAAAACAGTTTTTTATCAAAGATGCTGGCGAGAGAGGCGCAGACAGCCAAGAAGAAACCAATCAAGAAGTAAAAGAGCTTACATGGGAAGTGTATTGCAACGAAATCCGCCCATATTGGCTTTTGGCAACTAAAGGCTATGGATTTAGCGTTGAGGACATAGATATGTCTTGCCCGGCTGATTTAGAGCCTTATTCAAAGGCTTATACGCTTGCACAAAAAGAAGCCGACTCCAACATGTGGGCTTGGTGGGGCACATACGGATTGAGCGCAACTCTTACAGCTATCGACAGAGCTTTGAATGGCAACAAAGCAAGAGCAAAATACATTGAAAAATCATTAAATGAGCAATACTCAAAAGATAACGAGCCTAAATACAAGGAGTCTAATGAGGAAATTGCCGTGTATGAAATGAAGCAACGAATTAACGCATTAAGACAGTCGGGATTACCTGAAAGTCCTGATTAATGAGGTGAAAATATGGCATATAAAGGAATTGACGTATCGTCATATCAAGGAAATGTTGATTGGAGTAAGGTTAAGTGGGCTGGAGTACAGTTTGCAATCCTTAAAATAATCCGCAAAGACCTTAATCCGGATAAAACCTTTGAGCAAAATTGGAAAGGCTGTACTGATGTAGGAATGCCAATACAAGGTGTTTACAACTACTCATACGCTACAACAGTAGATAAGGCAAAGACGGACGCACAGAGAGTGATTGAGGTACTTGCCGGAAGAAAAACCTTTGTTTGGTTAGATGTTGAGGATAAGTGCCAGCAAGGACTCGGACAGACACTTATTGATATTATCAACACATATCAAAGTGTTATCAAGAGTGCCGGGCTTAACTTTGGTGTATACACAGGGCTTAGCTTTTACAATCAGTATATTGCGCCATACGCAAATCAGATTAATTGTCCGTTTTGGATTGCACGCTATCCATCAACTAAGGGAATGTCTATTGGTGATGAGCCTAATAGCGCAAAGAAGCCTGTTATACAACATCCACTGTATGGTTGGCAGTATTCGAGCGCATTTACTTGTAGCGGTCTGAATAACAGCACTGACGCTAACTTACTCTATATTGAGCTTGACAAGGGTGATGGAATAGAGAATAATCCGGCACCAATAGCAACTCCGACACCAGCAGCAACTCCGGTAAAGAATAACGCTTGGAAAGGCAATGAGGAATATTACCTCGATAATGATGATGTAAGAAAATGGCAGCACGCTATGAATGTAGGCTTCGACCTCAAAGGAGCTGATGTACTGAAAGAAGATGGTAAATTTGGAGCCAACTCGCAGGCATTCGCAAAAAACCACAATCTGTGGAGTGGTCAGAAGCATAACTGCCCGACAGCCATTAAGTGGCTGAGAAAAACTCTACATGATAAGTACCATTTTTACAGGCTTGACACGGATTACGGCAAGTGGACGGACTACCTTTCTAAATGTGTCATGGTATTTCAAAAGAATAGAGGCCTTAAGCAAGACAGATATGTTGGATTGATTACGACATACTATCTGCTCAAAGGATAAATACATGAGAGCTACTTTAGGGTAGCTCTTTTTTATTACAGGGAGGTGAGAAAATGGCAGAGAGCATTGAGCTTCAAATCAAGTCGGACGCACAGCAAGCAACTAGAGCCATAGGCAATTTACAAGATAAGTTGCGAGGCCTTGGAGACACTCTCAATTCCCTCAATGGCGCAAGCATAAGCAATTTTGCGAGCGGAATGTCACAACTTGCAACATCACTTAGAAGTGTGAGCAGTATTGACACTCGTACCTTTAGCAAGATTGCAACTAACATGGAAAAGCTCGGCAACCTTGATACTGCAAGACTTGTCAGCTCGGCAAGTGCCTTAAAGAGCATGGCAACAGAATTGTCGGGCTTTGCGAGCATATCAAAGCAATCAGCAGAGATTACACAGCTAACGGCTTCAATCTCAAAGCTCGGTTCAAAATCAGCCGGATATGCTGCGGACAACATAAGAAACCTTGGCAGCGCCTTGAAAGAGGTAATGACAACATTATCCAGCGCACCGAGAGTCAGCAACAACATTATTCAAATGACTAACGCACTTGCTAATTTGTCACAACAAGGCGCAAAAGTTGGTTCGGCTAGTAGGTCGCTCATAACAGGCTTTTCAAACACAACTAAGTCAATTAAGAGTACAAGAAGTGGATTCAGGGGCTTAGCTTCAACTATCGGTAAGTTTTATGCAACTTATTGGATGGTTATGCGAGCTGTAGGAAAAATAGGCAGTGCAGTTGATTTAGCAAGCCAACTAACCGAGGTTCAAAACGTAGTAGATACCACGTTTGGTGACATGGCAAGCAAAGTTGATGATTTTACAAAAACATCAATTCAAGACTTCGGAATGTCAGAGCTGACAGTTAAGCAAATATCAAGCCGTTTCCAAGCGTTAGGTACCTCTATAGGTATTTCATCAGAACAAGTGGCAAATGGTACGGCAGTGGCGAATAAAGCTCTTATGAGCCAAAATAACACGCTATACAAGACTACAGACAGTATGGCTGATATGTCACTTAATCTTACAAGGTTAGCTGGTGACATGGCTTCATTCTACGATGTAGACCAAGCTGATGTTGCAAAGAGCTTACAATCCATTTTTTCGGGAACAATAGCACCTTTGAGGAGATACGGACTTGATTTAACGCAAGCCACACTTTCAGAGTGGGCTATGAAAAACGGACTTGACGCAAATATCAAGTCAATGACGCAAGCCGAAAAGGTACTCTTAAGGTACAATTATGTCATGGCTAACACACAAGCTGCACAGGGGGACTTCGCCAAGACCGCTAACACCTGGGCCAACAGTGTAAGAGTCCTTAAGCAAGAGTTTCAAGCATGGGGCAGTATCATAGGTAGCGTAGTAATCAATGCTCTAAAACCATTTGTTCAAGCCTTAAGCAAAGTAATGCTCAAGGTTATCAGCTTTACAAGAACTGTAGCTGACGCACTCGGAGCAATCTTCGGATGGACTATCGAGATAAGCGGTCGCGGTGCCACGGCTGACGGCATGGAGGACATAGCTGACGGAGTGGGCGATATTGGTGATAATGCTGATAGTTCTAATAAGAAAGCGCAAAAACTGAAAAAGACATTGCTTAGCATAGATGAGATACACGCACTTGACGATAACAGCGATAGTGGCAGTGGTGGCGGTTCAGGCAGTGGCGGTTCAGGTAGCGGTGGAGCTGGCGGTGGCGTTGATAGCTCACTGAAAAAGACCGATGGATTGATTGAAAAATATAAATCATCAATCAAAGACCTTTACTCACTCGGAAAGTACATTGGCGACGCTCTTGCGAGTGCTATGGAGAGCATTGATTGGAAGAAGATTTATCAGAAAGCTGACAATTTCGGAAAAGGACTTGCAGACTTCCTTAATGGTTTAATCAGCCCAAGACTCTTTTATGATTTGGGTGCAACAATAGCCGGTTCGCTGAACACAGCTTTACATTTTCTTAATTCATTCGGTACAACATTCGACTGGACTAATTTTGGCTTGTCGATTGCTAACGGCATTAATGGATTTTTTGAGAATTTTGATTTTGCGTTATTAGCAAAAACTATTAACGCATGGGTACAAGGAATATACACCATGCTAACCACGGCAATTAAAAATGAGTCGCGGAAAGACGTACTCAAAGGAATTACGGACTTTTTAAGCAATTTAGACATTAAAACTGTTGAGATAATAGTTGGCACATTGCTGATAAAAAAGATAATTTCGTTAAAATTGGATTCAGTGGCACTCGCTTTTATTGGAAAATCATTATCAAAAGCAATAGCACAGGCAATAGCTTCAAAAATTGGATTTGAGCTTGTGAAAGGAGCTGGCATTGGAACGGCAATAATGCAAGCATTTAAAACGATTTTCGCCTCATTGTCAACTAATCTTGGATTGCTCATAGAGGGATTATTTAGTGGCTTAAGCTTGGGTGATGCAATAACAGCCGCATTCGGAACAGGGGCAGTAGACCTATTAGCAACAATTGGTTCTGCTTTTTCGGCAATAGCCGGAACAATTTTATCTATTGTAAATTTTGTCAAAATGCTAAAAGACGGATTTAGCTGGGTGAATGAGATTTTAATGGTAATAGGTGTTGCATTAGCCACAATCGGAGCAATATTAGCCGGTGTGGCAGCATTGCCAGCAGTAATTGTTGGAGCAATAGTGGCAGCAGTCGCAACGATTGTTGTTGTGGTAAAAGATAATTGGAACGCAATTTGTGAACTATTTTCAACAGTTGGCGAATGGTTCAATGGAAATGTCATTAAGCCTGTAGTTTCGTTTTTTAAAGATATGTGGAAAACCATAAGTGGCTTTTTTGGCTCCTTATGGAAAGACATAGTAACTGTGTGGCAAGGAGCTTCGAAATGGTTTAGTTCCACAGTAATTGAACCGATAGTTGGCTTTTTTAAAGGCTTTGCTACACGAGCACAACAGATTTTTCAAGGTATTTGGATAATAATTCAAGCAATTTGGATAGTAGCTTCGGGGTGGTTCAATAATAATGTAATCACTCCAATTTCAAATCTGTTTAATTTTTTAAAAACGTTTATACAGACAACGATACAGACAGCAAAAGATTTTGTATTTTCAACATGGCAAGGGGCGGCAAGTTGGTTTAGCGGTACAGTAATACAACCGATTTCAAACTTTTTTAATATGTTGAAAGCTGGTATAACATCGGCACTTAGCACAGCAAAGAACTTTGTTATATCTACTTGGCAAAGCGTGGCGGGTTGGTTTAATGGCAATGTTATTTCGCCTATCACAAACTGCTTTAATATTATGAAAAACGGAATTACAAACGCGTTTAATTATGTGTGGAGTTCAATAAGAGGTGGTGTCACAGGGGCTATGAACTACGTTATTTCAAAAATAGAGAATGGTGTTAATTTTGTTGTTAGCGGAATTAACTCTTTATTAAGAGGATTTAACAAAGTTGTTTCTATGGCTGCTAAGGTGGCTGGTGCAAATTGGAACGGAGTATCGTTAGTCCCGAAAGTGCATATTCCAAGGCTTGCTAGTGGTGGAATTTTCCCAAGGGGAGAGGACGGCATGGCTTTCATCAATCACAATGAGTTAGTCGGTAAATTCTCAAATGGTAGAAATGTAGTTGCAAACAATCAACAGATTACAGAGGGAATTAAACAGGCTGTCATGGAGGGCATGGCACAAGTAATGATGAACTCTAATGCCGGTGGAAACTCTGCGCCTATCATCGAAAATGTGTTTAAGTGCGACAGTGAAACGCTCTATCGTATGACACAGGTAGGCAAAGCAAAGCATGGACAGCGATATATCGTAGCAAATGAATTTGGCTAAGACACTCACCCTTGCGTGGGTGTCTTTTTATGTGAGGTGATGTACATATGGCAATGATGTTAGTAGACGGAGCGGAATTACCTACTCCGTCAAGCTTTGAATGGGGCATGATTGATGTGTCTGCAAGCGATAGTGGACGTACGCAGGACGCTCAAATGCATAAAAACAGAATAGCGCAGAAACGACAGCTTAAATTGTCATGGAGCGGTACAGACACAGCTAGGACAGCAAAGATACTTCAAATGGTAAACCCCGAATATATCAGAGTGACATATCCTGACGCTATGAGCGGCACTGATGAAACACGTACATTCTACGTGGGCGATAGAAGCACACCTATCAAGATATGGACTATCAACAATAAGAGGTATGAGACATTGAGTTTCGACCTCATAGAAGTATAAGGCGGTGATTAAATGCTTAACGTATCGGCTAAGTGGCAAAGAGCAGTAATGCTCGATAATAATATAAGCGTAAATTGCTTTGCCGACATAGTTACAACTAATGGTGAAAAAATCCCTGTTAGTGATAGTGAGTTGTGGGCGAATGGCTTCGAGGTCAATGATTCAACATCAAGCAATGGCACTTTCACAATCGGGGCTTTGATTGCCGGAAAACTGAAAATTAAGCTGAATAACATTTACGAGGATTACAGCAAGTATGATTTTGACAAGGCAAGCGTAACAGCATATGTTTCAAAAAGTTTTTCTGACGGCACAACCGAAAAACTAAAAATCGGTGAGTATAGAGTCAGCGAGACAAGCTATGATGGCTCACTCATAACGCTTACTTGCCTTGACAATATTAACAATTTCAATCGCGAGTACGATAGCAATTTAAGCTACCCTACGACAGCATATGAGGTAGTCAGAGACGCTTGTATTAAGTGCAATGTACCTTTTACTATGGCGAGATTTGATAACTCTGATTACGTGATTAACGAGATACCGAGTGATAATCAAAAACTTACATATGGACAGGTGATAGCTTACATCTTGCAGTTAAGTGGATTATGGGGCAAATGCGGTCACGATGGTGAATTACTTATCGGTTGGTATGATATGAGCCAGTTTGAAAGCCAAAATTACAATGGTGGAACTTTTAGCACAAAAACTACACCATATTCTGACGGAGATACACTGAATGGTGGAAATTTCACCGACTATTCAAGTGGAGATAGCGTTGATGGTGGAACATTTACAGAAGCGAGAAATTACCACAATATTTACACGCAAAAGGATTTGAATGTTGCAACCGATGATGTTGTTATCACTGGGGTAAAGGTAACTGTAACCTCAAAAGAGGATAAGACAAAAGATGTTAATGCTCTTGCCGGAAAAGAGGGATATGTAGTCTCAATCTCTGATAATCCGTTTATTTCGGCAGACAAGGCACAGGCAGTTGCAAATTATATCTTAAAAAAAATCGGTGGCATGAGGTTCAGACCTCTTGACGCTACGCTCTTGTCAAGCCCACTGATTGAGAGCGGAGATGTGGCACTTGTGACAGACCGCAAGCAGAATACCTATAGCTGTTTTATTTCCAACCGAACATTTACAGTTGGAAGTGGCACTAAAATTTCGTGTGACGCTGAAAATGCTTCAAGGAATAGTGCTGATAAATTTAGTAATGAGACAAAGGCTATCGTACAGGCTAGGAAAGTTGCACAGATACAACTAAGCGTATACGACAAGCAAATGCAATTGCTGACACAGCTAATGTCTCAATCGCTCGGGCTTTTTAAGACTGAACAGAAGCAAGAGGATGGCTCGATTATTTACATCATGCACAATAAAGCCGACCTTAATTCGAGCAACATACAGTGGAAAATGACGGCTAATGGCATGGCTGTATCAAGTGACTATGGTAAAACGTGGAATGCCGGAATTGATAAAGACGGAAACGCTATTTTCAATATTATGTCTGCTATTGGCATTAATTTTGACTGGGCGCATGGTGGCACGCTCACTTTAGGCGGTGAGAATAACACAAACGGCAAGCAGTATGTCAAAGACGCAAACGGAAAAATTCTGATTACACTTGACAACAAGGGCATTACGCTTGCTGACGGAGTTAATATCTCATGGAATAATATCTCTAATCAGCCGACAATTCCAAACAAAACGAGTCAGCTCGCAAACGACAGCGACTACGCCACGACAGGACAGATACCAACAGACAATAATCAGCTTAACAATGGAGCCGGATATATCAATTCGGATACCGCAACGCAAATTACAAAAGACACTGTGACTACAAGCTATGTAAATGCACTTAGTGTTAAGGCCGGTTCAGTTGACGCGGAGGACATCACAGGAACAACAATTACCGGCAAGAATATTGTTGGCGGAACAATTGATATTGGAAATGGAGTGTTTGCAGTTGACAACGATGGAAAAGTAACCGCTTCAAATTTTAATATGTCCGGTGGAAGTATTGCACTGAACGGAAATTTAAGTAATTCAACGATTGATTTAACAGCTACTGACAATTCGGGAAACAATTATGAGCTTTGGATGAATGGTGCGGTCTTGCGAATTGTTAAAAATGGTGAGAATTTGATTACACTTTATGGAGCCACAGGCTCTATAGGTGCACAGACAATGCATGCTCAAGAGATAGGCTCTGATAAATTCAGAGAAACCGATAGAGGATATGCAATGTGTGGCAATGCAACAGGACATACATACCATTGTGACTGGGATGATACTGCTTTGTGGTTTCAAGTTGATGATGCTTGGGTATGGAGTTCGTCAGACAAACGCTTAAAAAAGAATATTAAAGCAATTAATCAAGATTACATTGATGCAGTAGGCTCGGCCGATTTATTTCAATACAATCTTAATAGACAAGGATATTCAGACAAGCCGTTATATTTTGGAGCGATGGCACAGGATATAATCGAGAGCCTTAAAGATAAAGAACATGCCGATGAAAACCTTAATATGATTTTCAAGAATAAAGTCACATCGGATGATGATACGCTGTACTACGGCATGAACTATGAGCAATTTCTAATCTTAAGACTTGCCGGAGACGAGCAAAAGATTGATAAAATGCAAAAACACATAGATGAATTGGAAGATAAGTTTTCAAGATTGTGTCAGAAATTAGGTGTTGATGAAAGTGAGGTATAGCTTATGGCAATTCAAATGAGACGAGGGGCATACGCGGAGTTTGACCCCTCAAAAATGAAAGCCGGAGAATGGGCGGTATCGACCGACTCCGACACGAAAAAACAACAGATATGGATGTGTTTCGCACCCGGAATAGTTAAGCGAATGGGAACTGTTGAAGATTTTGACGTTGAAATTCAAAGACTTATTCAGAGTTATCTTGACGGCATGGCAGAATCCGTATCGCAAGCTCAAAAATCGGCACAAACCGCGACAGAAAAAGCCACCTCGGCAAGCGATTCTGCTTCACAGGCTCAAAAATCAGCACAATCCGCTTCACAAAAAGCAAACGAGGTCGCACAAGTTTCAGGAAAGATTGATACGGCGGTAAGTCAAGCAAACGCAGCTACAAAGGCTGCAAATGAAGCTGCACAAAGAGCAGAACAACAAGCCGGACTAGTCGAGCAGAAAGCAAACGGAAGAGGTATTACTTTTTCCGTGACAAGCACCGGACTGCTTAACGTAAGTAAGGAGGACTAATATGAGCGGAATAGACATTATATCAGACACAACGGGGCAAGCAATTGTTGAGAGCATTAAAGCCCTTGGCACAAAATTAAGCGAGGGAAGAGTTATTTATGGTGTTCACATTAATGGTGCGGATAGTAACACGAAAACAAGAGTCAGATATTTAGCAGACGCAGTAGGCATGACTCCAGCAAAGATGAATTTTACAAGCGGAACTTTTGATTACGGCTCATGGGCGAATGCCTTTTTTATGCCAAAACCATGTATGCTCAAAACGAATGGACAGGTTGACTATTACCTCAACGAGAATGACTTGACTAAAAAAATAGATGGCGGTGCGTCAGATGTAGCAAGCATTGATTACGATGGAAATGCTATGATGGAATGGGGCAATGGCACAGACATTATATGGTGGAAAATTGAACCCGACAAAGGCAATCCAAACAGTGCAAGCCTTTATGTTGCCAACTACCAAGCTGATAAAGATTTTAAAAATCTGAATTTTATTGACATTAACGGCAATGAAAAATCTCATTTTTATACACCAATTTATAATGGCTCACTTGACAGCAACAATAAGCTACGCTCAATAAGCGGTCAAACAGTTATTAAATCGAAATCAGCCAGTCAAGAAATGACATATGCAAGAGCCAATGGCACGGGCTATGAAATCGAGCAGTACGTTGACAGACTCTTGATTAATATTTTGCTTATCATCATGGGAAAATCTACCGATACGCAAAATGTATTCGGACGAGGCATGAGCGAAAATGCTAGTGATGAAAACTTGTTACTTGAGACTGGCACAATGAATGACAAAGGCTTATTTTGGGGCGAAAATGCTGGAAAAGCCGGAGTTAAAGTATTCGGTATGGAGAATTATTACGGCAATCAGTGGCGAAAAACAGTTGGACTTATCCTTGCTAATGGCATAGTGAAAGTCAAGCTGTCTCCGTCAACAAAGGATGGAAGCAAAGCAACTAACTATAACACTGATGGGACAGGGTATATCGAGATACCTAATTCAACTCCTAGTGGTACATCGGGTGGATATATCAGAGATATGTTATACACGGCATTAGACATGTTTCCAACATCAATCACAGGCTCATCATCGACCTATTATCCTGATGGCTGTTGGTTTGACATTGCAATTATAGCCTTTGCTCTTTTTGGTGGCGCCCTGAGCAACGGCCGTCCTTGTGGAGCTTTCGCCGTGTCCTTGGTCATCGAGGCTGGTACTGTGGGGTGGCGCTTCGGGGCTTCTCTTTCCTACAAATAACTTGCAATCATTAAGATATTTACAGATTTTGAGAACTAAAATATAAAATTTCAACAATTGACAGAAAGGTAAGGTGTATTGAATATGACAGAATACAAGCTAGTAGAAAGTATGCAATCGGATAAACCACTTGACATTGACACAACATCTTCTCCGAATATCGTTTATCAGCGAAAAAACATTAAATCGGTTGAAGCAACAGGGAGTGAGGACGATTTTACTTACAAGCCCAAGCATTGGGAGTACGAGGAGCGTGAGCTGACACAGGACGAATACTCACAGTATCTTATTGCAATGGAACAGGCAAAAGAGATTAACGAACACTCCGATGAGGAAGCAATAGACAACTATACAAGGCAGTTAATGGATGAGGGGGTACTTTAATATGAGAATTTTAGTTGAAAGCCTTAAAAGGCTATACGAGAGTGACAGAGTAACCAAGGAAGAACTACTCGACAGAGTAGCAAGCGGTAAAATATCGCAAGAGGAATATGAGTACATTACTTCACAAAAAGTTGTATAGTCGGCATATTTCGACATAATAAAACACTTTAAAGTGCTACAGTAATGATGTTCTCAAATAAGAGAACTCTTCAAGTTTCGGTAGGGCGGTGGATTTTTCTGCCGTCCTAATATTGACGTTTAAGAACAAATGTTCTATAATTGATGTATCGGAGGTAGTGTTGTATGGAATATAAGGATGAAATAATTAAAATGATTGAGGGCTTGGAAGATAAAGACCTGTTATTGTACTTGTACATATTTATTAAAGGAAAAATAGAGGCAGAGTAAAAACTCTGCCTTGTGGTTATATTTTCTTTTCCCAAACATTACCGCACTTTGAACACACAAACTTTGTTTTGCCGTTCTTGCCTTTAATTCCGGTAGCAGTACCGACAACGGCACCGACAGGCCCGAAGAGACCGCCTACTGTGTTACCAACAAGTGCTTTACCGAATGAGAATTTTTTCTTGGTATCAACAGGTATGCCAACACCATCGCAACCCCATTTAGGACATTTAACAGTTTTACTCATGATTAAAATACCACCTTTCTTATTAATTTAATTTATTTTGAGTATTTTCATACATCATATCTATTAAATTCATAATATTTTCTTGCTCTTTATCCGACAATTTAGATAATTTCAACGCATAGTCTTTAATTCTACTATCCATATTCGACAGAGCCAAGTCTTTTGTTGCCTCTTCAACAACTGAATGGTGCTCTTTTCCGGTAACTAAATAATCAAGTGAACAATCAAGACATTCTGCGATTTTTACCAGCTTAAACAATTTTGGACAGCTTTTTCCTTTTTTCCAATCTGAAAAAGTACTTTTAGGGAAACCGCCATATTTAGCCACTTCTGAATCATTTAACCCTTTTGAGTCTCTTAATTTACAATATCTTTCGTACATAGAAAATCTCCTTTAAAAAAAGTTGTGATTTCTCAACATTTGGGGTTGACAAATAAGACTTCCTAATGTAGAATAAAAAAAGAAGTTAGGAAATCTCAACTCAATAAAAAATAAAATTGAGAAAATAATATTATGTTTCTGGACAATTCATAGTATACACGATTTTCTAATTTTTATCAAGACTTAGTTAGGATTTTTGAACTAAAAACAAAAACTGTTAGCGTACTACCTCTAACAGCCGTTGCCTTATATGGCACTTTTTATAGCAACGGATTTCCTAACTATTGTCAAGAAAGGAGATGGGAAATTGAATAAGAAAAAACGACAGGCGAGCTTCAAAAAACTCGATACGCTTATAAAAGCTAGAAACGTTTCGTTTTACAAACTGTCAGAAGAACTTGGAATGGCGCGAAGTACTTTTTCGGATTGGAAGTCGGGAAAATCAATGCCAAAAACAGACAAGCTAATTAAGATTGCTAATTATTTTGGCGTAGAAGTTTCTTATTTTATTGAGTAGAGGGAAAGGAGTAAAAATGTCGAAAATCGAAATCAGACAGGTTGAGGGCGAAAAGATTTTTGCAGAAATCTGCATTGACGGTCACAAAATCGACGGAGTGAGAGGCTATGAATTGAGACAAAGCAGAGTCGGACTTCCTGTGCTAACAATTGACTTGAATGCGTTTGATATTGCCGTAGACTTGCGAATGCTACGGTTAAATCAAGAACATGTAGGCACTATTGAGAGTATCAAATTTAAAGATGGATATGAGGCTCATTTTGGCTCTCGTGTTTCATCAGATAGGGAGATTATACCTTAGAAAGGAAGTGAATTGGATGAGCAAAGAGAGATACACAATAACAGACAAGGACGGAAAAAGTGTAATTGCTGAAAAAGAGGATTCTCGATATATCAGCATTGATGAATTTGCACAGCATATCGCCATGGATATTGTTGATGATTACAGAGAAATCAAAAGTGGCGATAAGCACCCGGAAGAAACCGACATTGAACTGTCGATTAAAGCACTTACCGCCATTTCCCCAGTGATTAAAGCTTTTAGAAGTAATTTAGGGTACGGAATGGATTGTTAGCTGGTTCGACTTTTGCTAATTGTGGTTTTTCATTAGGCAATGTTTTGATAATTTCATCACAGTATTGGTCGTACAGTTTTTTGAAATCACTATATGAGCCGTTAAAACCACAAATTTTAGCAGTAGCATAAGCTGACACACATTGTTCAGTAGCCATATTTACACCTCTTTTCTTATTTAGAATAAGAGGATTATACCACAGAAAGGAGAAAACATGAACGATTTACAAATTTTCAATAATGAAGAGTTTGGAGAAATCCGAACAGCAGTAATAAATGATGAACCTATGTTTTGCTTGATTGATATTTGCAAGGCATTGGAAATCAAAAATGCTACAGATGTAGCAAAGAGATTAGATGAAGATGAACTGACTAGATTAAATCTAGGCAGTCGAGCCGGAGAGACAAATTTCATAACAGAAAGCGGTTTGTATGCAGTAATTCTTAGAAGCGACAAGCCTAATGCTAAGAAGTTTCGTAAATGGGTGACATCAGAGGTACTTCCGTCAATCAGAAAAACAGGCAGTTATGGTATGCCAAAGACAACGGGCGGTCAGATACAACTTTTGGCACAGGGCTATACAGAATTAGAGCAGAAAGTAAACGACATCAAAGATGATGTGAGCGAGCTTAAGGAAAATGTACCACTTTACAGTTGCGATATTGATGAGACACAACAGCATGTTAAGCGCAGAGTTGTAAATATCCTTGGTGGCAAGCAGAGCGAAGCATACAGGGATAACAGTATCAGGCACAAGACATTTTCTGACATATGGACGCAGTTAAAGCGTGAGTATGGTTGTGTATCTACTTATAAGAGTATCAAGAGAAAGTATATAGACGATGTGCATGAGTTTATTGATTGCTATGTCGTACCTAAGTATCTTGATGAGCTTATTCATGACGCAAACGCTCAACAGAGCTTTGCATAGTGAGGTGATTGTATGAGAAAAAGAACTTTAAAAGAGAAGTTTTACACCGGCTGTGGCTATTCGATTTTCGGGGCATTGGCATTTGTATTTTTCCTTGGACTGTCTGTGGCATACGGAATTAAGACAGCGAGTATTATCGTTGGAGCAATCGTAACAGTATTTTGGCTGATACTGATTGCAATATGTCTCATAGAGGAGGGTGAACCGCATGAGAAGAAAAAGGATATTGATATTATCGACTTTAATAATTGGAACTATGACCTTAAAGCCAATAGCAACGAAAGCAGATAGCAAAGTTGAGCTGACAGCCGGTGTTACTTCCTATTTAAATGATGTAATGCTAGGGAAGATTGAGCCAACAGTAGTTCAGAATGAGCCGGTTGTAGTTGAGCAGACCTATGAAGAGTCAACAGTTCCAACTTGCCGTAAGAAATACAGTTGTAGCCGATTTAAGAAGCTAGGGCGAGTCCGATATGGTGATTACACTTATACGTGGTACTCACAGAGAGTGTTACCTGGAGGCGGTCTAAATATTCCAGGCAGACATCTAAACGAATATGGGCTTGTAGTTGATGAAAACGAATACGTTGTAATTGCAAGTGACGATTTACCACATGGAACAATAGTCAATACTCCAATAGGCATACAAGGGATTGTATATGACGAAGGGAGCGGAAATGGAAATCTTGACATCTACTGCGATTGGTAGCCAGTTGAAACGTCAGAGTGCTAACGATTACCTACAAGAATTATATCGAGCTAAACGGCACAAAAACAAATCATTTGACTTTCAAGCGTTATTAGATAAAGAAATGGAGAAGCTAAATGAGCGACAATGTAAGAAGGATTAGGCTGGGTGATACAAGATACCGATTGAAGCCATTAACAAGAGAGCAGAAGCTATTGCTCAATAAGGCTCATTACGTGGCGAGCGAGTGGCTTTTCGTATCGGAATCAGACTCATACTTAAGAGTAGTTAAAAAATCAAGCCTACACGGAAATTTGATTTTAAAAACCATAAACAAATAGAAAGAGAGGAAACGCAATGAAGATTACACATGTATTTGCGCAGAATTTTTGTAAATTCTACGGCAAAAACACATTAGACACAGATTTTTCAATGAAAACTGTGTTGTCCGGTCAGAATGAAGTTGGCAAATCGACAGTTAAGAGAATTATTCTTGATGTGCTGAATTGTCACGATGAGAATGACAGAGAGATTACAGGCATAAGACCACATGATGAAAACGGAGTCGAGATTGACGATGTTGACATTGTAAGAGCTGTCACTTTTGAGATTGATGGAAAAAGAAAGACTCTGAAAAAGGTTACAAGGCAAGGAAGAAATAAGGACGGCGAAGTTTGTTCGGGACATACAGATTACTATGTCAATGATGTTACATACAAAATGGTTGAATACAGCGAGTTTATTAATGATAATATCGCAGACCTTAAGATATTGCCATTTTGTCTTAACGCTATGACATTGTTGCTTAAATCGCCAACAAATCAAAGAATAGCGCTCTCAACTTTTTTTGGTACACACAAAAATCCTGAAATCTGCGATATGTTTCCGCAGTTTACTGAACTTAAGCCAATGTTTGACGATGGGGACGTTGACCAGCTTAAAAAAGTATGCCGTGGCAAGCTAAATGGCACAGGCGGTAGAAATGGCAGTAAAGGACTGATTAAGGAGAGAGACGAAATCTCAACAAGGATTGATACAATCCATTCCACCAATGAGTATACAGACCTTGCAGAGCTTGAACTGCAGAAGAAAACATACGAGCCACAGCTTAAGGAAATCGAAGATAAGCTGTCCAACTATAACAAAATTTTAGAGGATAAGCAGAAAGCTACAGAGGACATTATGAACCTTAAATTTGAGCTTTCTGATATGGAGAGAAAAGCCAATGCTGACAATCAGAAAAAGCGCATGGAGCTACAGTTACAGATTGACGGCTTCGATGCTTCAATTCGCAAAACAGAGTCTATGATAAGAGCTGGAAAAGCTAGCATTAAAAGCTCCGAAAGAGAGATTGGAGATTGCGCAATAGACTTAGCAAAGGTACGTGCTGACTGGAGAAAAGCAAAGGCACTTTCCTTTGATGAAAGCAGTGTTAATTGTCCGATGTGCGGTCAGAGATTGCCGGAAGATACAATAGAGAGTTTGAGAACTGATTTTAGTGATAAAAAATTGAAGAAGCTTAAAGAGCTTGAAGATAAGGGAAATGCGTTGTCAAACGATAGCAAGGAATTCAAACAGGCTATTGAGGACAAGAAGAAAGAAATAGCTGACCTTGAAGCAGAACTTAAGGAGCTGACAGCAAAGCGTGATACTGTTGCTAACGAGTTTGAACGTGATAACATCGCTAAAGAGCTTGGAATGGTACCTACTGATGTTGATATGACAGGTAACAGTGAGTATCAGGCGCTTAAAGCTAAAATCGAAGAAAAAGAGAAAGCCCTTGCAGATGAAAACGATACATCGGAACTTATCAGAAAGCTCAAAAACGAGCGAAACGAACTGTTAAGGCAAGTTTCATCGGTTGATACAAAGATTGAGCTTGGTGTAGCCAATAACAAGCGTATAGATGATAGCATAGCCGACCTTGAAGATAAGAGAAAAGACCTCAATCAAGAGATAGCCGATTGGGAGAGAAAGCTTGATTTGCTGAAAGAGTTTACTCGCAAGAAGAACGAACTCTTACAGGCTGATGTTAATAAGTACCTGGATTTTGCTACAGCAAAGCTGTTTAGACCGCTCTTAAATGGTGATACCGAGGAGTGCTGCGACTTTGTATACAATGGTGAAGCATACGCAAGAAATCTCAATCATGGTGCAAGGATGCTGACAGAAGTTGACATATGCCGAGCTTTTCAGAAAGTGGGAAACGTTAATTTCCCGATTATCATTGATGATACAGAGAGCGTTGACGATTGGAGAATACCACAAGTGGGCAACCAATTGATTATGTTGAAGCATACACAGGACAAAGAGCTTGTGATTGAAAATATGGAGGTATAGAAATGATTAAAGCAAAAAACGGAGAAGTTACATTTAGAGGCACAAAAAACGATATTATAGCAGAAGCGGTTACTATTTTATATGCGCTCAAAGAGAAACTCTCAGAGGAAGAGTACAAAACAGTGATTAGACTTGCTGATAAAAGCAGGAGCAGTTAAGCGACGAAGCCAAGAAAATGAGAGAAGAAACCGAGAGAATGAAAGAAGAACTCAAAAAGTTACTTGGATTATAGGAGGTATAGGCATGAGTATTAAGAAGAGAAATTATTACATGGGTGGTAAAAAGCACACTGTAGAGCTTAAGTATGACGGATATATGTATACAGTCATATCTGACGGAGTTTTATTCAAACAGACGCCTAATAAGCTGTTTGCAGTTCAGGTTTTTAATGAGATTTAGGAGGATTAATTATGGCAGAGAATACACAGATAGTTGAGTATGAATCAAATGGGGAAATGGTAAAAATTTCTCCAACAATGATAAAAAGATACCTTGTAAGTGGCGGAGGCAATGTATCTGACGGAGAAGTAATGATGTTTATGTCATTATGCAGATACCAGCACTTAAATCCGTTTTTGAGAGAAGCATACCTTATTAAGTATGGAAGCAACGACCCAGCCACAATAGTTACTGGAAAAGACGTTTTTACAAAGAGAGCCAATGCGGACCCACGATATAAGGGAAAGAAAGCAGGAATTATTGTAATTAAAAAGGACGGAGCCGTTGAGGAACGAGAGGGAACAATGGTTTTACCTAACGAAACTATCGTAGGTGGCTGGGCGAAAATTTTTATTGACGGAAAAGAGGACGAGTATCAGTCAGTAGGCTTTGATGAGTACGCAGGAAGAAAAAAAGATGGTTCGCTTAACAGCCAATGGGCGAAAAAGCCAGCCACAATGATTAGAAAAGTAGCTGTTGTACAGGCCTTAAGAGAAGCGTTTCCAGATAGATTTCAAGGTTTATATGCACAAGAGGAATTTCAAAATGTATCAGATGTAAAACTTGACACAGAAAAGGTTGTTGCTGATGAAATTAAAGAAAACGCAAACGCAGTAGATTTTGACGAGGACAACATAATTGATGTAGAGCCGACCGACACAGCCGACAAGCAGTCAGAGGAGCTTCCACCATTCATGCAGAGTGAGGAGGATTAACATGAGAGTAATTTCACAGCATGGCAATGTTGATTTGCCTTATGAACAGATAGTTGTGTGCCACGCAATGGAGAGCGTTATAGCACTATACAATGGAGAGAAATACGTATTAGGCGAGTACTCTTCCAAAGAGAAATCGTATAAGGCTATGGAAATGCTGAGAGAAGCATATATCGGTGTGCCGATTGTAATGCAGAATGTTGATATTTCAGAAGATGTGGTAAAGGAATTTGAAAGATTAAAGAAATGTGGCATTATGGTACGAGCTGAAAATCAGCCGTCAAAAGTAGAATACATTAACAATACTATCTTTCAGTTCCCACAGGATGAAGAAATCGAGGTGTAAATATGAAACAAAATCCAATAATATGTGCGTGCGAATTGTGCGGAAAACCACAGCAAAAAGATGAATCACGTTCTAATGAAAATTGGAATGTTTATGACGCAAAAGCTGTTTGTGAGTGTGGTGGAAAATTCAAAATAATGTTAAGAGAAGACGCGGAGAAATTAAGGAAGTGATTTTATGAAGATTATTAAAGGTAAAGAAAAAGAATACAAGGATTGGTACGACAAGAATAGTGACGGATACAGCAGAGCTTGCTTCACTTATGCTGAAAGGTGGGCTGAACTGTTAGAAGCAGAAATTGACAAGAGCAATGATGTTATGAAGTGTTTTGCTGATAATGCCTACAGATTGAGCCGTGAAGCAGACACAGAGGGCATAACAGGATTTATGTACGGATGCGCAGTTAGTATTCTTTCGCAGTGCTGGGAATACGGAGAGTATTTGAGAAAATGGCACAATAAAGAGTATGACTATGACGGAAAAGGTGTTGTTAATCCAGCGCTTATGAGGATAAGCAAATGAAACTTAAATGTTTAGGCTCATCGTCAGCCGGAAATTGCTATCTGCTAACTTCCAACAGCGGAGAAACACTTATCCTTGATTGCGGAATACCGATTAAGGAAGTTAAAAAAGGCTTGAATTGGAATGTTAAAGATATTGTGGGTGTGTTATGCACCCATAAGCACCTTGACCATAGCAAGTCAGTAAAAGATTTTGAAGCTATGGGAATACCTGTATTTGCACCATACATAAGCGAAAAACCTATGAAAATTGGTAATGGAGATTTTAGAGTACAGCCCTTTGGCCTAACAACAATAGACGGAAGCTGGACACACACCAATGCAGACGGAACACCTTGTCCAATATATGGCTTTCTGATAACTCACAAGGAAATGGGGCGAATGCTTTACATAACCGATTGCGAAGTTGTCAAGTGGAGGTTTAGAGACATAAATCACATTCTCTTAGGTGTGAATTATGACAAAGATTTGGTTGATAAGGATAATGACCCAAAGACAAGACATGTTTTCAGAGGTCACTTATCCATTGACACGGCTTGCGATTTTGTTAAAGCGAATCATTCAGATAGATTGCAGAACGTAATAATGTGTCATCTATCGAGTGAAAATTCTGATAGTGATAGTTTTATCGAGAAAATGAAAAAAGTTGCTTGTGGGGCAAATGTGGATGTCGCAGAGCACAACAAGGAATGGCTACTTGCTAATCCTAATGAGTGCCCTTTTTAGAAAGGAGATGAATACCCATTTTGAGAATTGAAAAGCTGATTAAATTCTTGAAAGAAAGATTTGAAGATGGAATACAGATGTTTGATACACCATCTATAATGGGTGATTTCAGAGTGCCTATTTATGGCGAAGATGAAATCACTGTATTATGGGCTCCGCATTACGAGTATATAGAGATATATGGTATTTCTGACGAAGAGTTTGAAAGAGTTATGAAAGAGGCAAAAGGATATTAGCGAGTGCCCTTTTTAAAAATTAAACAGACAGGAGAAAAATAATGAATATTGTAACACTTTTAGGACGATTGACACGCGACCCTGATATTAGATACACACAGGGCGAAAATGCAATGGCAATAGCAAGATTTACACTTGCCGTTGACAAGAATTTTAAGAAGAAAGACGATAAGGCAAATTTCATTAACTGCGTGGCTTTCGGTAAGATTGCCGAAACAGTAGAGAAGCATGTATTTAAAGGCTCAAAGATAGCAGTTATCGGTGAGTGGACTACAGGCAGTTACAAGAATAGAGACGGAAACACAGTCTACACTAACGATTGCAACATATCTAAGTTGGAATTTTGTGACAGTAAAAATTCAAGTGGCAGCAGTGCGGAGCCACAGCCAAAACCCGATGATTCCTTTATGAACATTGATGACTCTATTAATAGTGAAGAATTACCATTTGCGTAAGATTGAGGTGGAAAGTGAAAGAAGAATGGAGAGACGTTGTTGGCGCTGAAAAATTTTACAAGGTAAGCAGTTACGGAAACATTGTGAATAAACTTACCGGAAAGCGCCTTAAGCCTTCAAAAAGTGGCTCGTATAATCATATCCAACTTAGATATGGAGTTAATAAGAATTACTTAGTCCACAGACTTGTGGCAGAAGCATTTATTCCAAACCCCAATAATTTGCCACAGGTTAATCATATTGATGAGAATAAGAGGAACAATCGTGTTGATAATTTAGAATGGTGTTCTGCAAAATATAATTCTACATATGGCAAAGGCAGTAAAGCAAAAGAACATAGAGTTATCCAATTTGATTTATCCGGTAACGCTCTAAAAATATGGGAAAGTATAAAAGAGGCCAGTATGAGCTTGGGAATAACATATCAAAGTATTTCCTCTTGCTGTAGAGGACTCGATAAATCAGCCGGTGGCTATATTTGGACTTATGCAAATTTGATAGACACTCATTTACGTTGGAAAAAGAAATAACTCATAGGGCAGTCAATAACGGCTGTCCTAGAAAGGAAAAATAATGGATTATACAAATAAAATATTTGCAAATATTGCAAAGGATATGGCGGAGCAAAAAGATATTGCAGTTGTAAGAGCGTTTGTATTTCAGATTACAGAACTGCTACAGAAAAATGGCATTATGCCAATATGCACTGAAAGATACATGAATATCAATTCTGATAAATCAAGTTACAGTATTATCAGAAAAATCAATATCTCATTCGATGAGCTTGATTGTACCGAGCATGACCAAGAAGTTAGAAAACAGGCATACAGAGATTTTATCAAAGAATTTGAGAACAGAGTTAATTCAACAGTTATATCTGAAAAACTCTTTGAAACTGAATGTGTATTATTGGAGCGTGATAAGAATGGCACAACCTAATTACAGAAAGATATATGCAATCAAGAAAATGAACGAAAAGCGTATCTTAGATGTTTGCCCTGATATGAAACGTAAGAGCGGCATTTATTTCTACACTAGAACCGATGAAAACGGAATATCGTACTTTTATATCGGTCAAAGCGTAGATTGCTTAGAGCGTAGTATATCACACTTGACAGGCTATCAGCACATAGATTTATCAATCAAGAAAAGAGGATTTTATAGTGAAAACAATCCTTATGGTTGGAAATTGAATGTTATGTACTATCCGAAAGACAAGCTTGACGAAATGGAGCAATATTGGATTTTGGAATACACAAAAAGAGGTTATCAGTGCAGATATAACAAGACGGCTGGCGGTCAAGGAGAGGGCAAGGAAAAGATAAATGAATTTAAGCCCTCTAAAGGCTACAGAGACGGCATACAGCAAGGCAAAAAGGTGTTAGCAAGGGAATTATCCTCTATTGCTGAAAAGCACCTTAAAATCGAAATTAGAGACGATAAGAAGCACAACAAGGTATCGCAGAAACAGTATGAGAAATTTATGGATTTATTGAAAGCGGGTGAGAACGAATGAGCGGTGGAAGTTGGAATTATTTATATTCAAAAGACATTGATGACCTTATGCAGTACAGCAACATTGAATTATTGGAAGAAATGGCTGATTATCTTAACCAAAACGGATATGAAGATGTGGCAAAAGATACAAGGCGGTTAGTCGAATATATCAAATCAGCTAAAATAAGAGTGGAAACACTCTTTGAAATGTTAAGCCCTGTTTTTAAAGCTGTTGAATGGTATTGTAGTGCAGATTGGGGCAAAGGCAGTGTTGATAAGGCAATAGAAGAATATAGGAATGGAAAGGTGAAAAATGAAGAATGAAAGCAAATTTACATATCCTAAATGTCCTTATTGCAAAACAGAATATCAAGAGCATTTCGGAGATATGAATTATAGCCTTTTAGATTTAGCAACAAAAGGTTGGTGCAAAGAGGCAAAAGTGAAGTGCAATAATTGTGGTAAATATTTTAAGGTAAAAGTGCATATCACATATTACGGCTCAAAGTTAAAAGATAACTAAAAACCAAAGAAAGGAAATAAAAATGGAGATTAACGTTGATAAATCGATAGTTTCCAAAAGCATTAAACACTATGGCGAGGGAATGCAGTCGGTGGTGTGCATGGAAGAACTTTCCGAGCTGTCACAGGCAATTAGCAAGGAAATTAGAGGTATAGGTGACAGAAGCAATCTTGTTGAGGAAATGGCGGATGTAATTATCTGTTTGGAGATTTTGAAGCAGATTTTTGCCGTAACTAATGTTGAGATTGAAGAATGGGTGAAATTCAAACAGGAGCGAAACCTAAAGCGCATAAAGTACATGGAAAAAGATTAAAATACATCAACCGAAACTTGAAGAAAATAGGAGATGATGATATGGCGATATACAGAAATGTCCAGTTGTCATTTTGGACGGACAATAAAATCTTAGATGATTTTACACCGGAGGACAAGTACTTTTACTTATACTTACTCACTAACCCACATACAAACATATGCGGTTGTTACGAAATAAGTTATAAGAGTATGTCGGACGATACAGGCTATAACAAAGAGACAATTATAAGATTACTTGAAAGATTTGACAAAGTACATGGTGTCATTAAGTTTAGCCCGAGTACAAAAGAAGTGCTTATTTTGAATTGGTATAAGTATAATTGGAGTAAGTCAAACAAAGTACTTACAGGGGCATGCAACGTAGCAAAATACATCAAGAATGAAAGCTTTAAAAAATACATTTTTGACACCATTGAGAGCGTTAGAAATAATACTTTAAATATACCCTATGAATACCCTATGGAGACATCTGTTTCTGATACTGATACTGATTCTGTATCTGATACTGTTTCTGTTAATAATAATATAGTAAATAAAAAGAAAGATAATATAGATAATAATATATATATAAATATTATTAGTTACTTAAATAACAGATGTAATACCAGATATAGATACAATACGCCTAATACCAAGAAGCATATCGGGGCAAGAATCAAAGAGGGGTATACTGAACAGGATTTTTACACAGTCATAGATAAAAAAGTTAATGAATGGCTTGGAACTGAAAGGGAAAGATATTTAAGACCAGATACCTTGTTTGGCACGAAGTTTGAGAGTTACCTTAATCAGAATGTTGTTTCTGAAAAGCAAGGCAATCAGAATTTCAATAAGGGTGCTATTGATTGGGATAATATATAAAGGAGCGATGAAAATGGAAAAATTTTATGTTGTTACAAATGAAGATTATTTAAAAGAGTTACATCGTGATGAAGTAATAGAAAAAAACAGAAGAGAATTCATCAAAGATTTTTTCAATCGCATAGGAATAAGTGGAAATCATTATTATATGCGTGGAGATGGTAATGTTAATGTTGCGTTTAAGGAAAATACAAAAAGTAATATTGAATTGTATATTGATGATGTGCAGGAAAATAGTGAAAAATTTGGTAATCAATTAAACAAGCCTAAAATGTTTAAAAGTCAAAGTATGAGAAAGTTTAAAAAAGGCTGCAAAATATTAAAGCAATTTCAAGATGAATGTATTAAAAGGGAGATAGTTATTAATGCTTATCCTTTGAGGTGTGGAGACTACTTCGAAGAAACGAAAATGGGTGGCTATTCAATAACAAGTTTTAAATACAATGGAAAACAATACTTGCGTATGAGTACCAATCGCTATAATTCATTAACTCCTTGTGAAAATGGCTTTGAAGAGATAAAAGGTAGTGAGTTTTTTAAAGCACTTGAATCAGTAAGGGCAGGTGACAAGAATGAGTAGATTAGATGATACACTTAAAGGGACTGATTTTAGAAGTGATTATCCACACAACGGAAGAACTGAATCGCTTTTAAGAACAATAGCAGTTAACAGTGCTATTATATGTGACAAATTAGATACTATTTCTAATCAATTAAAAGGGAGCAGCAATGACAAGAGAAGAAACAGTTAAAATTATCCGCATTATGTGTGATTGCTACCCTAACTACAAACCTAACAATCTATCAGAAACAGTAGATGTGTGGAATATGATGTTGGAAGAATACAGCTACAGTCAAATTTCTATGGCATTGAAAACTTACGTGCATTCCGATACAAGTGGATTTGCACCGAGCATCGGACAGCTAATCAACAAACTGCATGAGGTTCAATCCCCACAGGAGCTTAACGAAATGGAAGCGTGGTTCCTTGTTAGCAGGGCACTACGAAATGGCTATTATGGTGCAGTTGAAGAATTTAACAAGCTACCACCACTTGTACAAAAGGCTGTCGGGAGTCCTGATAATCTTAGAAACTGGGCGCTGACGGACAGCAAGAGCATTGAAAACGTAGTGCAGTCAAACTTTATGAGAACTTATAGGGTCGTTGTTAATCGAGCAAAGGAATATCAAAAAATGCCAAAGGACATAAAGGCATTGATTGAAAGTACCAATAGAAGCTCGTATTCAGCTCAAATCGGCACTAAAAATCAACGGACGATAAAATTATCACTCGAAGATAATAAAAGCCAAAATAAGCCAATTAAAGGTGTTCCAATGCCAAAAGAAATTAAGGAACGTATCGAGCAGATGAAAAGATAGGAGGAAAGAGGTTTGTGCGCACAATTAAAGCCGGCTTTACTCCTAGCAAAAAATGATAAAAGACAAGTATTCAAGGCAGAGATATGAAGAACGAAAAGCCAGTAACCTTTGCGTGCTTTGTGGAAAACCGCTTGATAGAGAAGGCGTGGTTTGTACGGCATGTAACAGTAAACGCACAGCATATGGCAGAGAGCTTTACAAGAAATTACAGGCAGTTGGTGTTTGCCCTAGATGCGGTAAGAACTTGCTGTATGGTGACGAAAAAAGTTGTGTTGAGTGTAGGGCAAAATCAGCCGAAGCCGCGTCAAAGAAACGTACTGCTGATGTTGAAAAATACAATGAACGACAAAAAGCATGGCGAAAAGCGCGATACGAAAAAGACAAGAAAAATGGCATATGCACACGCTGTCGTAAAAGAAAAGCAGACCCGGGACATACCACTTGCACATTTTGCCGGGAAACAATGAGAAGAGCACGAGTCAAAATGCCTGAAAGAACCGGCAGATATGAACAAGGACTATGTTTTTTCTGTGATAATCCGGTAAAGCCCGGATATAAGGTATGCGAAATGCACTATCAGCAGAATGTTAAGAATGCAACTTGTGAAAAGGCAAACATTGCACGACAGAAAATAAAAGAAAGGAGTCCACAATGGATTCCCTGAAAGATTTTTACGAGTTTTACCGACCACTGCAAAGGAAATATGACTTGCAAATGATTTACAAAACCAATAGCAAGGAAGCAAAAATAACTATCCGGTGGCGCGGTAAAGAGCTAGTAAAAGTCGCAGAAGAAGCTACCGAAGCCTGTTTTAACAGAACGAGACGAGAACTTGAAGAAAGAATGAAAAAATATGAGCAACAAACTAAAACTAAAGAAAAAGCACAAAGAGCCGGATTTTACATGGACAAAATCCGAGAAAGTTACGCTGAAAAGCAGTAATAACCGCAGAAAGCTCGTAAGGCGGTCTTTCACAGACTTTATGGACTTAGGCTACTATGTACTGTACATACATCATGGATTTGGTAATAAGCGCATTGTAAGGCTTGAAAGAACCATAAATGAGTACCTTGAAAGGGCACAGACTGAAAAAGAAATGAAAACTGAAACGCTTGCTGAACTTTTGAAAGTCAGATACGGCATTGACGTGCAGAAAGAGATTAATTTAATCCCAATGCAGCAGTTGATTAGGATTTATCAAAGGAATAATCCACTCACGATAAACGACACGAGACAGCTTTTAAATGACACAGTATACAGTTACATGGCTTTAGCATGTACGGCACTTAAGCTGATGTTTAAATTGTCGGTAAGGGAAATTGAAGAGTTTATCGCAGAATTTAGGGATTTAATTGACACACTGTATAAATTTAATCAATTCAGTCTGACATTACCAAAGGTGGCACAATGCCTTGCTGATGAGGTTAATTACGTTGATGAAAGGTACATAAAGGTGATTGATTAATGAGTTATGTGTGGGAAAATGATAGTACACAGAATGCTCATATAAAGCATTCAAACGATAGTAGGCAGAAAGCCTACATGGAAAAGCACAGAGACAATAAGGCATATGAGAGATTTAAACATATGCCAGATTATGGGAAAGGAGTATCAGACAATGACAAATAGAGAGAAATTTGCAGAACAGATTTTGGATATTGCTTGTGGTGGTAGCAAAATAGCAGTTGACAAAACAACATTAGAGCTGACATCGTGCTATAAATTAGCGTGTAAAAATTGTTTATTTAGTTTTGGCGATGTTGATTGCAGAGGTGCAAGAAAAAAGTGGGCGAATAGCGAATATGTTGAACCACCAATTGACTGGTCAAAAGTTGCAGTTGATACACCAATACTGGTAAGAGATAACAGTTTTTCCGAGTGGGGTAAAAGATATTTTGCGAAATATGAGAATGGGAACGTTTATGCTTGGAGCAATGGAACAACATCGTGGAGTGGCGATAGGTGTACACCATGGAAACTAGCTAAACTTCCGGAAAGGAGCAGTAATGAATATTGATGAATTTATAGAAAGTGCGCAAGAATCAGCTAGAAAGCATCGTTATCATGCAGATTTCTTTGACATAAATAATCCTATGCGTGCTGTTTGTATTAAAAGTGCAGAAGATTGCGAGCAGTTAGCTGAATGGCTTGAAAAATTCAAAGAGTATCAGCAGTTAGAGGAACAGGGCAGACTTGTTAAATTGCCTTGCAAGGTGGGAGATACAGTATGGGATAATGACTGTGGCAGACCTTGTGCATATACAATAACAGCCTTTTCATTTGGTGAATGCGAAGAATACATTTGTGAACCTGTTACAACAAAAGAAGTCGTATTCTATTATGCAAACTCGAGCGGAAGTATCACAGGAAGTTTTGCAGAAAGTGAAATCGGCAAGTCGGTATTTTTGAACAAATCCGAAGCCGAAGCAAAACTGAGAGAATTGAGAGGTAAGAATGAATAAAAGAAAAGCAATACCTAAAAAAGTGAGACAATCTGTATATCTCATGTATAACGGACATTGTGCTTACTGTGGCACAGAAATAGCTTACAAAGATATGCAGGTAGACCATGCAACACCGCTCAGGATAGGTGGAGCAGACGACATTTCAAATTACATGCCAGCTTGTAGGAGCTGCAACCACTATAAAGCCACTTTAGATGTCGAGGGATTTCGAAAGTATCTTTCAGAAATACATAAAAGGCTTATGCGTGACAGCATACCTTATCAAGTGGCGGAGCGGTTTGGAATCGTTAAGTATGTGTCTGACGATGTAAAATTCTATTTCGAAGAATTGAGAGGCAGAGAAAATGAAGAAAGAAGTTGACGGAGTAGTGGTCGAGACGAAAAGTATTCTGACTGCGCTGAAAATCATTAAAACAGTGTGTGAGGATAACGACTGCCTAACTTGTCCTTTTGGGAAAATTGAAAATGAAAAGGGTTTGTGTCTAGTTAACGACACAATACCTAGTGAGTGGAATATAAATAAACCTAATGATGTATGGAGGGCATTGGAATGAGCAAAGTAAAAGAAGAAAGAGTAACCGACTTGTCTATTATCATGGAAATGATAGATAGTAAACCTTATTATAGCGTACAGTACAGAAATGTTGGTGAGAATGGCTACAACATTGGGTACAGCTCATACAATTTAAAAATTGTATTAGAGTTCATTGATGAATATTTTGAGATAGTAGAAAGTGACAGACAGACCAATGCTGACAGGATAAGGAATATGTCGGATGAAGAGCTGGCAGATTGGCTTCATAACATGTGCGATTTTGAAAAGGATGAAGAGCCTTATAAGTCGATTTATAATCTTGACACAGAGAAAGAAGAGGAAATACACGACAGTTACGGCGATTTACTTAATTGGCTTCAATCAGAATCGGAATAGGAGAGAATATGGTTAAAATGCCATTATACAAGGGCGCACCAACGGCAAGAGATTATGAAGATGATTATACAAAGGGTTGGAATGATGCTATGGATTTTATTTTCCCGGAAGCAAAAGAGAAGCGTGAAAAAGAAAGAGTAAGAAAAAAATATATCCATAATCAAAATAAACGCTGAAAGGAGAGAATATGGAAGATAGATACTTATTTAAAGCAAAGAGAGTTGACAATGGAAAATGGGTTATTGGTTATTATGGAGTTATCGGGAAAAGAAATGTAATTATTGAGAAATACGCAGAAAATTATTATTGTCCTGATACATGCGAATCTCGACATGGAAATCAAATTCACGAAGTAAATTCAAAGACAATCTGCCAATGCACAGGCTTGAAAGATAAGAACGGCAAGCTGATTTGGGAAAATGATATTGTTAGGTTTAAGCACGAAAAATTTGATTTTGATGATGGATTAGAATCTTTTGAAAGAACTTGTTTGCCAAACAAAAAAGAATACAAGCGAAATTATGTTGTTGAGTTTTGCAATACACCTACACATTACGGATTGCGTTTTAGAAATGGTTCGATATGGTTTATGGTTCATAAAATGACAATCGTTATGCATGATACAGAAGTTATCGGCAACATTTTTGACAATACGGAATCAGTAAGGAGGAACGACGAATGAGTATAAAACCAATATTGTTTAATACAGAGACGGTCCAGGCGATTCTGGATGGGAGAAAGAGTTGTACGAGAAGAATAATTAAACCACAACCGCAAGGATATTTTGAAGTAAGTGAAGAACCACTGTATGTATATGATACAGACGGAAATCAAGGCAAAATTACACCACCATATCAGCCGGGTGATATCCTTTATGTTCGTGAAACATGGCATAAATACATTAAGCGCGTAGGAAAAGGAGAAAGCTGTCGCTTTGCAGAGTTTTACGGGTACAGGGCAAGCGTGGCAAATTCAGAAGATGCAGACGAGCCTTGGCGCCCGTCCATCCACATGCCGAAAAAAGCGGCGCACATCTGGCTTAAAGTTACGGGTGTGAGGGTGGAACGGTTGCAGGAAATCAGCGCAGAAGGTGCGTTGGCAGAAGGAGCAGATAAGTATATCCACATAAATGGAGGACTTGATGAAAATGCTATACTCACCTCATTTATAGGTATTTGGAACTCCACAATCAAGAAATCCGACCTTGACTGCTACGGTTGGAATGCGAATCCTTATGTTTTCGTGATAGAATTTGAGCGATGTGAAAAGCCAAAAGAAGAAAACTAAACTGAAATTTACTTCCCGACATTAATATCGGGAACATAGGAGGAAACATGGAAGATAGATATTTATTCAAAGCAAAGAGAGTCTATAACGGTGGAAAATGGGTGCAAGGATATTATGTAAAAGGTTTAGATATGTATGACAAAGAAGTTCATCTAATATTTGAACCTAACACAATGTTTTATTCTAGCGGAGAGACAGACGGATGGTACAAAGTAGACCCAACCACTATTTGTCGATGCACAGGCTTGAAAGATAAGAACGGCAAGCTGATTTGGGAAAATGATATTGTAAAAATAAATAATAGCAAGGGGAATGTGCTTATAACATTTGGAGATTTTGAAATTATATGTACAATTCCTAACGAAAAATATTATAAGCACAGGCTTGAATATGATACTGAATATGAAGTTGTCGGAAACATCTTTGATAATGCAGAATTATTAGAAAGCGAGGGATAGCATGACAGAGAGTGAAGCAATTAAAATCTGTAATACTATTGTTTTTGCAACATCCTTTAGTAATCCTCAAGGGATACCGCTAAATACAACTAAAGATGAGCTTGCAGAAGCAATGAGAATAGCAATACAGGCACTTGAAAAGCAGGTATCGAAGAAACCGGATTTTACAGAAGATAAAGAATTTGCTTTATGCCCTTGTTGCAATGGTAAGGGCTTACTTAACAAACAGAAATATTGTGATAATTGCGGTCAGAAAATAGACTTAGATTGGAGTGATGCAGAATGACCAACATAACAACAGTAGTATACACTGCCCTCATAATATTCGGATTAATCGGTCTGATAGAGGTAGCGCTTGCATGGTACGACATTCACGGACGAGATAAGACTGATGATGAGATACAAGAGCAGTGGCGCAGTGAAAATATTAAACATTAATTAATTTATCAGAGAGGAAGTGATGAAATGCAGCAGATAACATTATTTGACATAATTAGAGAACCTATCAAGGTTACAAAACCAATACGTCTTATAGAGTTATTTGCCGGCTGACCGGCTACGGCAGCCAGGCAATGGCACTAAAGAGAATAGGCGCTAAATTTGAGCATTACAAGGTTGTGGAGTTTGATAAGTATGCCATAGCAAGCTATAACGCAGTGCATGGCACAGATTTCCCTACAATGGATATAACTAAGGTTCATGCAGAAGATTTGAATATCTGCGACACGAATGCATTCACTTACTTACTTACTTACTCATTTCCTTGTACGGATTTATCAGTTGCCGGAAAACAAGCTGGAATGTCTAAGGGCAGCGGTACAAGAAGTGGTCTGTTGTGGGAAGTTGAGAGAATACTAACAGAAATCAGAGATAGTAACGGAGAATTACCACAGATTTTATTCATGGAGAATGTGCCACAAGTACATAGTCAGGATAATATGCCTGACTTTAGAAAGTGGCTAGATTTTCTTGAAAGCCTAGGTTACACAAATTACTATCAAGACTTAAATGCTAAAAATTATGGTGTAGCACAAAATCGTGAAAGATGTTTTATGTTTTCATTCCTGGGTGAGTACAATTACCATTTCCCACAGCCTATCCCCCTCAAAAAGAAGTTAAAAGACTATCTTGAGGATAATGTAGATGAAAAGTATTACATCAACAATGAAAAGGCTGACAAGCTGATAAAACAGCTTATTGACAACGGCACATTACCACAACACAATCTTGACAGACAGACAGACAGACAGACAGACAGACAGACAGACAGACAGACAGACAGACAGACAGAC